ATGGCAACATTTAAAGTGGTAGTTTCAAAGAAACGTTCTGATGGTTATTATCCAGTTTACATTAGAATACTGCATAACCGTCAAAAGTTGGTAGTTAAGACCGATAAGTTTGTAACAGACAAAGGATTGGTTAAGGACACGAAAGAGGTGAAGGACTCATTCGTGCTCGCAGCCTGTATGAGCCAAATAAATGGCTGGGTTGACAAATTGAACAGACTTGATATAACTGACTGGTCTGTTTATAAGGTTAGAGATTACCTTTTAACTTCTGCACAGGATATTTGTTTTTCTGAATTTGCTCGTTCTTATCTTCAATCACTTTCTTTGCAGCCTTCATCACGCCAAATTTATGAAAGTGCTTTGAAACATTTGGAAAACTTTGCTGGTACTGATAAGGTAATGTTTTCGCACTTAACTGTTCGTTTTCTGACAGCATGGATGAAAACCATGGAGAATAAGCCTAGTAGCAGAAATTATTATCCTTCTTTGGTTAAGCGTATTTATTTGGAAGGTATCAAGAGATTTAATGATGAGGAGGCAGGTCTTATGCCAATAAAATTCAATCCTTGGAATAAGATAAAGATAGAGAAAAAAGCAGGTCCACACAAGCGTGCCATATCGCTGGAGGAGTGTAGAAAGTTTTTTGCCGTTACTCCTGAATATCCACGGCAGCAGTTGGCTCTGGATGTTTGCAAGATGATATTGTGCTTGGCTGGCATCAATGTAGCTGACCTCATGAAAATGAAAAAGGTGGACTATTATGATGGAATCTTGCACTATGAGAGAAAGAAAACAAGTACGCGTCGTTATGATAAAGCGTATATAGAAATGAGAGTGCCGGATATGCTTTTACCAACCTTGGAGAAATATTTTTCTGAGGAAAGTGACCCTTATCTATTTATTTTTCATAAAATGTATTCCACTAATCGTTCTATGGATACGAATTTGGTACATTTCATTAAAGCTATCTGTAAGAACTATTTGGGTATGCCTGATGATAATTTTTATACTCCTTATACATTCCGGCACACTTGGGCCACAGTAGCCCAGAATGATATTGGTGCCAACTATGCAGAGATTGGCTTTGCTATGAATCATGCAACAGCTCATAGGATAACAAGCGGATATGTGAAGCCAGATTTCTCTAGGGCTTGGGAACTAAATGAGAAGGTGGTGGAGAAGGTCTTCTTTACCAATGATCCAAGCAGGCGAATGCAGGAGTATCATGTGCCTGAATTTGATAAGGTCGAGGAGACGTTTGAACTTTGTGCTGATGCATACTTCATGGGCGAGGTTGTGGCTCATGTGGATGGCAAGGGCTATCGGAACACAGATGAGATAATAGAGCAGCTCATGGCCAGCATAAATGATACTGTGCCTAAGAACTGCACGATACAGATTAAGGTGAAGAATATCACCAAGGACCAGACGAAGTACTTTGAACGAGTCAGAGACATAAAATAGCTATTTTGTGTTAATACAGATTAAAATTGACCCAATATAAGTTAAAATAGAGCGTTTTTGCTCGATAACCAAGTCAAGGGTAGTCTTCTCTAAAGTTGAAGAAAATTTAGAGAAGGCTACCCATTTTTTATAATTAGCCATTATTAACAATTTTGAGATTTTTGATGTTTATGGTGGTTTCTTGTTTCTCAAATTTCTCTTCCAACTGCATGAAAGATTCCTCCACAGATAAGTTTCTGGATTCATCATTATTGAAAGATACAGACTGGAGTTTAGGAGCCACGTATGGAAGGAACTTTGCCACCATCGCCAGACGTCCGGCAGGCTCTTGAATCTGCATGAGATCCGTGAAAAGAGAATAGTTCTTCTCATTGATACCATTGATGTAGCCAGTAAGGGCATCACGTAGACTTTCACGAACACTTTTGGTAACCTTATTAGGTGTGCCAGCCTTACGTCCGCCAGTCTTCTTCCTCTTTGGCTTCGGCTCATTATTATTGTCTTGTTTTACTGCCATATTCTATTGATTTTTAATGTTTACTGATAGTTTTCGGGTGCAAATATAGGAAAAAATTACGAAACTTGGTGTTCAAGTTGCGGAACTTATCACAGATAGGTAAGAAAAACGCATTACTTTTGAACAGTTTAAACATTAAAATTCGAATTTTATGGGAATTATTGGAAGTATTGCTGGTGGACTGACCTCTGCTGTAGGTGGTGCTCTAGCAGCTAAAGCAAGAAACAAGGGATATAATGATTATATCAACATGTTTCAAGACCGTATGCAACAGGTGAAGGATCATCGTGACAATTTGTATTATCAGGATCCTACTCAGTCAGCGGAGAATCAGGTAGCCGTGACCAATGCCCAGAAGGTATTGGATAATGCTACAGCAACCGCAAAGAACACCAATATTGTTAGTGGTGGATCTGATGAAGCGGTTGCGCTGAGTAAGCAGGCTGCCCAGGAGCAGGTGGGTAAGATGATGCAAGAGGCTGCTGTGCAAGGTGCTCAAAACAAAGAAAATGTGTGGACTACTGCTGATTCGCAGATAGACCAGATGACTAACTACATCGCCACTGCCAAGAAGGAGAAGGCTCTTTCTACTGCTCAGGGTATCACGGATGCTGCTGGTGGCTTGGCTGGAGCTGCAAGTAAATTGCCAATTTAAGGAAGGAGGTAATTATGGGATTTACATTAGATGATTTAACTCCTAAACGCCCGGCTACTGCCGTTACTCCTGTTACTAATTTCCCTGATGATAATGCGGTGAAGCCGGAGTTTGCAGTACCAGTTCAGACAACTAATACAGAACCGGGAAAGGGTACAGCCATAGATACGACCGGTATTACTAAGAATGGTGGCAAGGAATCTTTTGCCCAGCAGCCAACCGAGGAAGTTACCAAGGTGGAGCCTAACCAGGGTATCAAGATTGACTGGAGTAGACCTTATAGCGAGATTGAACAGAATCCTATCTTGCAGCAGATGAAGCCTTATGACATTATGAGGGATTACCAGAAGAATGGTGATGGAAACTGGTCTGCCTTCATGCCTTGGCTTTCTTCACTTGGTGATGCCGATAAAACTGTTGCTGCAAATGCAGCTCTGCAAAAGAAGGCAGAGAATCAAGCCAAATGGGAACAATGGGGAAATCTTTTTATGCACTTGGGTAACTTCTTTGGTACAGTTCAAGGTGCTCCATCGCAAAAAATAGAATCTGCACAAGAACTTACTGATCGCCAACGCAAGATAAGAGAGGCTACTGAGGCTCTTCGTGCCAAGGGATATAACCAGATGATGGTGAATATCTATAAGGACCGTCAAGACAAACAGGCACAGATGCAGGCAGAGGCTGCTGCAAAGGCAAATGAGGCACTGGCTGCTTATCGTGGTTCACAGAAGAATCAGACGGATGCTCTTACTCCTGTAAAGGTTCAGACGGAGAAGGAGAGAGGCAATGCTGCTGCTGCACAGGCTGCACTTAGTACATCGAAGAAGGAAACTGAGGATGCTTTGAGAGGCAAAAAGGGAAAATTACTTGATGCTCAAACTAATAATGCCAATGCCGGAGCTGCTGATCATAATGCTAGCGTTAACGTGAAGGGAGCGCAAGTTAGGCATATTAATTCGCAAACAGAGGGACAGAATCAGAGGAATGCCAACCAGAAGGAGGCTGATGATTTCAACACCAGATATGTGAACGACCCTGTTTTCAAGAAACATGTAAACCAGTGGGCCAAGAATAATGGTATGGCTATCGGTGGTAATGATGGCCGAGGTGGCACTTGGGCGAATGAAAAGAATCGCCAGCAGGCTTCTAGATGGGCTAAGGCTAAGATGAAGTTAGACCGGACTCCTCCTTCTCGTAGAGGTAGGGGTGGCAGTAAAGTACCTCCTTCACGTAGAGGCGGAAGTAAGGTTCCACCATCAAGGAGAAGAAAGTAACTGATTATTAATCAAAAAAATAAGATAAGGTATGTTTGACGAGCAAGACAGACAATATTTTTATAATGAGTTCAAGAACAATGGCTATGAAGTAGGTAGCTATGATGACTTCAAAAAGGACTTGAACAACGAGGAAGATCGTAACTGGTACTACAATGAGGCCAAGAACATGGGGTATGATGTGGGAACACAGGCAGACTTTGACAAGATGGTGCTGGAGCCAGCTCCATCTACTTCTGGTGGTGGTAAGCAGGTAGATGCTTCTGCTACGACTCAGAGTGTAGAGCAGAAGGCTTCTACCGAGACTAAGCCGCAGGTGGCTCAACCAGCAAAGAAGCAGGAAACAACAGACAAGGAGCCTGGTCTTATAGCAAAAGTTTTGGATATGATTCCTACTGGTGTACAGACGAGCAACGGAACATATCAGCCATCACCAGAGATTCCTCAGCCGGTTGTAAAAGGTGAGGAAATGCCAGTGAAGGAAGAAACTTCTTCTTCATCATCAGCTAATGCGGCTTCTCCTGAATCTAAAGAGGCGGCTCCTGTTACGACTCCAACCGGTGTGGTGAATAATGAAAGCATGATGGATGCCAAACTTGCCAACTATCTAGAGAACTGGAAGCAGAGACCGGATAAGCAGAGTACTTACTTTGAGAATTTGGTTGCCGACTTGTTGGCTGATGGTACTGCCAATAGCAATGAGGAGGCAGTGAGCATAGTGAAGTCTGCTCTGGGCAGATATGCCAACCGTTCGGCTATGGACGTTACCAACCAGGTGGTATCTTCTTTGCCTGATGATACTGTGCAGGATGCTGAGAAGAGTATAGAAGCGCAATGGTATAGCCATGGCGTGCAGGATAAGTTGAAGCAGGAGGCATATAACATGGGTATCAGCTATGATGACTATGTGGGACAGTTCTTGAAGCCAGCTATGGTACAGAGTTTGGTTAACAAGTATGGTCCGAACTATCGTGACATCGCTGAGGGTATTGCTACACGCCTCTATTCGCATGATGAGAATGTACAGGACAGACTGATGAATCAGGACATCAATGATGCTCTTTCTAGTGTTATCAGTAAGTATGTGAATCCATCTGTAGTGGATGAGTACAACAAGGCTCAGGAGGCAGGCAGTAAGGCATTTACGGAGGGAATGGAAGGAAGCCAGTTTATTCCGGCTAATCTTCGTCTGGGTACAGCACTTGGTGCTCAGTATGAGGCAAACGAGGCCAAGGATCCTGCAAAGGTGCTTTCTAGTTTGCAGAAGAAGTTTGGCAATCTCTACCGGAATCCGAAGTTCCTGAATGATATGAGCAATGCGGCATTTAAGGTGATGCAGCGATATGGCTTGAATGGCACTCAGAGTAGTGATCCTAAGCAGTTCAAGCCGATGATCAATTCTGTTCTTAAGAATGAACTCGACAAGTTGGAGATTAAGGGTATGATGCCTAAGGGTAGTGCTGAGTACATCATGAAGACTGGTTTGGGTAACACTATTGTGGGTAAGATTACTCGCAAGGCTGTTCAGACGGACTACCAGAACTGGCTGGAGGATATTGCCAATCAGCAGTATCATCCGGGCTTCTGGGAGAACGTGGCTAGTGGTGCTCTGACCTTTGCAGGTGATGCCTGGAGTTATTGGCTGCCGGGTGCCGCAGGTGGCAAGTTGACTAAGAGCATGATAGCCAAGGCAGAGGGTAAACTGGCTGGTGACCTCATGGCTAAGGGTATGGAGCGCAGGGTGGCTGAGCGAGCTGCCAAGGTGCTTATCGGTAAAAGTAAGGCCGCGGCTTTGAAGAGTGGAGCCGCGCATGGTGCTGTTACCTTTGGTGGTCAGTCCGCAATCTCGAAGCCTATTGATGAGATTTATCGTACAGGTCAGTTTGATGAGAATGGCAAGATTTACAATCCTTCCGTGGGTAAGGTTATTGCCAACACTTTGGGCGAAGTGGCTAAACAGAGTGCCGTAGGTGCTATCATGCAGGGTGGAACCATCGCTAACATGGTAGGCAAGGGCAGAGGTTTGGCTACCAATATTCTTGCTGATGTTGGTGGAAAGGTTGCGGATTCCGGTATTATGACCGGTCAGCAGATATTGGAGCGTATGGCGCATGATCCGAACTTCAAGCCTACAGGTAAGGATGCTGCCGAGAGTTTCTTGGAGAGCATGGCGAACCTTACTGCTATCGGCTTGCCGGGCATGGTGGGCAAGTATGCTCGATTCAAGGACGCAAGGGAGTTTAACAAGAAGTTTGATTTCACTGATCAGGATATTGCCGAGTTGAAGAGATTCGGCTATGATGGTCTTCGTGATGCTTTTGAGAAGATGGGCATCGGGGAGTATGCTGTGGTTGGTGAGAATGCTCAGCGACTTGATGGGCAGTTAACCCAGAAATATATGGACCTGATGAACGACAAGAGCGTGCCGGAGGTGTTGAAGGCTAAGATGATGGCAGTAGTAGAAGGCAAACGCCCTTCTTCTTTCTCGCCTGTTGTAGATTCCATCATAGTGCAACCAATGGATAATGGTGGCAAGGTTTATCTCGAAACTTTGAACAAGGATGGCGGTGTTGTTGACAGAAAGGAGTATTCTTCTTTTGATGAGGCTCAGAAGGCAGATAAGAAACTCGAGTATGAGAAGACTCTTGGTTTGGCTTCTGTGCTGGAAGGTGAGTTCCACAATGAGTTTACGCAGGAGCATCTTGATGGCTTATACAACAAGGCAGCCCAGAAATACAATATGGGTGAGAAATTGACGGATGAGGATAAGGCAGCGGTTTACCTTCATCAGAATGCAGGTGCCATCAAGGAGATTATGGATAAGCAGCAGAAGGGTATTATCCTTACTGACGAGGAGCAGAAGCAGGTTAACGCCTACCGTCATTATTATGACAGTGCTCTGGAGAATAGTTCTGTGATGAGGGAGTTTGTCAACACGTTTGAGGATTCCCATGGCGTGGCACGCGGTACACTTCGTAAGGCTTTGGAGTCGAAAGATAAGAAATATGCGCCTTTGGTTGAGTCTTATCTTAAGGAGCTTTACAATTCCATTGAACTGAAACGTGAAATGAAGCAGATAGAGGATGATAAAAAACGTATAGAGCAGGGCGATGTTGATGGCGCAAAACCAGCTACTCCTGTTGAGGGACCTGCTTCTGTAGAGGGTTCTGCTAGTGGTCAGGAGCCTTCAGTTTCAGAGGGACCTGCTCCATATCAAGACCGTACCAACTCCGTACCAACTCCGAGTGATGCAGAAGTTGCTGCAAACCCTGCAAACTCTGCTGCTGAGGGTGCAGGAAATGAGCCTAAGGTTGCAAGCTCTGATGCTTTTGTTATGGGACAGAATGCCTATAAGAATGGGGATTCTGAGGCTTTGCAGGCGATTGACTATAATAGCGATTTGGCAACAGGACGTTTGAAGCGAGCGTTTGCTGATAACGAGAAGATGCCTGATATTGTAGCCAATGCCTATAATGAAGGTAGAGATATGGAGCAGTTTGTGGCTCAGCGTGCCAGTCTGACCCCAGCACAGAAAGAGGCAATCAGTAAGTATGTGGAGGCTATGGATGCCAAGAAGGGTGCTATTGATGCTCTGCAGCATGCTGATGATGGTTATGGTGATGCCCTGAAGGAGCAACTGTGGCCATACCAGACGGAAGACGGAAACATCGTGCCAGCTACTCTGGATAGCGGAAAACAGGTCTTCCTGAAGAAGGCTAACGAATATGGTGGAGCCTTTGTTGTCGTTCCTGATGAGCAGGGACAGCCTATGATTAAGCAGGTATCTAATGCCGAGATTAAAGAGGTGGGCACTCCTGTTTCTCTTGATGAATACATTGAGAGTTCTTTGGCTCAGCAGAAGGAAGCGAGAGCGCAGCAGTTTATCAGCCAGTTTGATGGCAGCGGCTTGAAACCGAATGATCAGGTAACAGTTGCCATGGAGGAGGGCGATGCTAATATCAACATGACCTTTGCTGGATATAGCAAGGACGGAAAGATTGTACTTACTGATGGCAAAGATTATCTTCCCCTATCTAAAGAAGAGTTTGCAGCATGGCGCAAGAATGCGCTCGACAATACCATTAATCAACATTTGGATGCCGAGGATGCTAAACGCGAGCAGGAAGCAGCTTCTCAGGCTGATGCTGATAAGAAACAGCGTTATGCCAATGGCATCGTGGGACTGAGCGAGGGCCAGCCGGACTATTCTTCTAATGATACAGATCCAAATGTGGCGGCTGAGTATCTGCAGGAGCAGTTTGGGGAAGACCATGGCAAACTTTTGAATCTGGTTAATGGCAGCCGTGATGACATCAAAACGCAACTTGCCAACAAGAGAAAGGCTGCTATTGAATATCAGAACTGGCTTGATACCAATGCCGATCTTGACCCGGAAAAAGCTAAGAAGGTGGAGGATGAGTTGAGTCTGGTTAATGAGCAGATTGCTGATCTTGATGCTCGTTTCAAGAACTGGAATACTATCCGCAACAGTGTGATGACTCCTGATGAGGTGAAAGCTATGAAGGAGGAGCGCAAGGCTGAGGTAGAGAAGGCTGGTGTTGATGAATCAGCCATCGTGCCATCTGATGATTTCCATGTGCTCGTACTTGAAGATGAAGAATTGAAGAAGCAATATCCAACTATGGATAAGGCTACCGACTATATTACCTCTCAGCGCAAAGACATCTATCATACCCAGGAGGATGTGGAGCGCAAGATAAATGGTGTGAATGATATGCTGGATCAGTATATCAATGGCGAAACAGAGTTGGACCCTACACAACTCATGGAATTGAATACTACAAAGGCTCAACTGGAGGCCCTGCAGACTAATTTGTCGGTTGCAGCAAAGGGTTTGAAGGCACAAGCTAATAAACTCAGCAAGCTTTATAAAACAGAAGTTAGCCAGAAGGAAATGGAGGAACTGGGTATGAGTCCTTCTGAGCAGCGTAAGGCATTGGTGACTGATGCGCTGAAGAAGAACGATATGAAAGCTATCCATGAAATATATAAGGATGCTTCCGTTGATGTGATGGACTTAACTCCTCAGACTCTCGAAGAGGCTGTATCAGAGTCTTTGCTTCCTCATAGCTTGAATCCAGAATCTCTTCAATATGAGTTGGGCAAGAGCAATTTTAAGTTTGGTATTGGCAAGGGGTATGATTCTAATAAGTTCAATTATCTTATTGCAAAGAAAGGAACCGGTATGTCGGTTAACGAATTTGCTGTGAGAGTATATAATGACCTTCCTGTAAACTTGCAGGATATGGGATATACCGATCAAGATGTTCGTAATGCCCTTCTTGATATGTTCAAGTCTTATGACAGCGTGAAGGAAATGAGAAATGTGGCTCTAATGAACCGCATAGCTGCTGCAGAAGATGAACTTTCAAGCGAGGAAGAGTATTACGAAGCACAGAAAGAGCGAGAAATTATCGAAAGACAGGCAGAAATTGAGAAATATAAATCGTATATTCACGAAAAAGAGTTATCTTTGCCGTCTGAAAGCGAACTTGATCACATCAATGGACTTGAATTTGACCGTATGATGGAGATTGAGGATCGTGACCGGGAGTACAAACAATATGTTAAATCAATTTTACCAGAATTAGCTGATTATGATGACAGAAGCAATGAAGAAGGATATGGAGGAGGCAGTAGCCTGGGTAGCGACTCTTCACGGAGAGGAGTTGATGAAGGAAATAGCCAAGGCGAAGAAGTTGGTAGCGGAGAAGCATCTTCTGAGTCCGAGATTGGAGAAGGCTCTGATAGCGGACGCAAAGGGAGACAAGAGACTGGCAGCATGGAACCTGGCGAAGGCTCAGCTGTTCGAGGCTCACATCTACCGCAAGAAGCATCCTTCGGAGAACGTTTAAAGAGTGCCATTTCCGAGACTGAGACCGAACCAACAGAGGCTCAGAAGAAGGCTGGCAATTACAAAAAGGGTCATTTGTCCTTTGGTGGCTACGATTATACCGTAGAAACACCAAAGGGCGTGACTCGAAGCGGTAAGGACGAGCAGGGCAAGCCTTGGAGCGTGACCATGCACGATACTTATGGCTATATTCTTGGTAAAATTGGCGTTGATGGTGACCATATTGATATGTTCATCAATGATGCTGCAGACCTTGATACTTTTGATGGTAACGTTTATGTAGTTGACCAGGTGAACCCAGAGACTGGAGAGTTTGATGAGCATAAGGTGATGTATGGCTATCCTGATGAGGCGGCTGCTACAAAGGCTTATCTCAGTAACTACTCTAAAGGCTGGAAGGGACTTGGTAAGGTTACTTCTGTGACTAAGGCTACCTTTGATAAGTGGCTGGAGTCTTCTGACCGCAAGACTAAGCCTTTCCGTGATTATGCCATGATTCAGCATGAGGAGGCAAAAAAGGCTAAGCAAGCAAATGAAGCTCTTCCTTTTGATGCACCGATGAGTATGGATGATCTTCCTTTTCACCGCGATGTGAAGGAGGTGAAGCCGGAGAATCTGACTGAGGCGCAGAAGGTGGCTTATGATGCTGTATCTACTATGCTTAAGAAGGCTGGCATCCCGGTGAAGGTTGTTAGCAATGAGGATATGGAGAAGGTGGCTGAGGCGCAGGATAACCTGGCAGTAGAAATGCTTTTGAATGATCCTCGTCTTCGCTTCTATATCAAGACTCCTGAGCAGAAGGAGGCGGCCAAGGCTGCTTATGACTGGGCTGCAAAGAACAGACCGGACAAATTTAAGCAGTATGCCATCGTTAATATGGATAATCCGAACCAACCTCCTCAGTACTTTGAAAAGAAGGACTTAGCTGAGAAGTGGCGCAAATACTATACCAATGCCTGGAAGATAGGAAACTACAAGGCCTTTAATCTCAATAAGCCATTTGAGGAACAGATTAAGGACGTAAAGGGTGATGTCCCTAGCGAGTTTGACCCTTATAAGGCAGAATCTCTGCTCAATAAGAGAATCGAGTTAGAGAAGCAGATTAAAGAAACCGAGGATTCCTATAATGCCAAGAAGAAAGAGCGCGCAGAGTATCAAAATCAGTTAATGCAGGACTATATGGATCAGCATGGCTTATCTTCTGAGAACGATATTCCAGATGATGTTTGGACTGACTACAGGGATAAATCCTTTGAAAAGTATCAAGATACACTTGATGACTTGTTCCATAAGTATGTTGAGTTAGATAATCAGTTGAAGGCTGTAGCTGAGCCTGGAGTGCAGTATTTGAAGGGTAAGGGTGTAGTTTACGGCTACACAGATGGCAAGCAGATTGTGCTGAACCAGGAGCATCTGAATCCCAATACTCCTATCCATGAGTACCAGCATCTTTGGCGTACTGCTGCTAAGGAAATGAATCCGGAACTTATAGAGCATGGTGATAAACTCATCATGCAGACCCAGCTATTTGCCGATTTGAAGCAGGATCCTAACTATAATTATCTGACAGATGAGCAGATTTGCGATGAGGCTTTTGCTCGTTTGACCGGTGAGGACGGAGCTGCTATTCTGGAACAGATGGCTAAGGATGCTATCAAGGAGAATCCGCTTGATACAGCAAAGGAACTTAGCGTTATCAATAAGTTGAAGGAGTGGCTGAAGAAGTTCTGGTATTGGACTCTTGATACATTTACGAAGTGGAAGCCTGAGGACATTAAGAAAATGACCTTGGAGGATATTCGTAACCTTGTGTTGAGAGACCTGGCGAATGGGGTGGATCCACGAACTAAACTTCATGAGGCAGAGAATGCTGATGACATCAAGTTTATGGGTTCTACTACTAAGAAACGTATGAAGGACATTTCTACACAACTAGAAGGTAGAGAACTTGATGAGGCTCAACAGGCAGTTGCTGATGTTTATTCTGGGAAAAAGGATAATGTATCATTAACCGTGGAGCGTGAAGATGGAAGCAATAAAATCATCATGCGCCAAGGAAATGATAATCATGCAGGAACAAAGCATAGCGTATTCCGTCATTATGGTGTAAAAGCTAATTCTTTAAATGTTAATGATTTGTTGCTGATTCCTACAGTATTAAAAGAAGGTGAACGCAAAGTAAGCGATAATGGCAGAGTTGCCTATGTTTATGTAGATCCAACTTCACAAGTAAAATACACTGTAGTAACAGAACCAAAGAATAACAAGGAATTTTTTAATGATTTTTATTCAAATAAAAAAGCAAATCCATCAGAGACGTCTAGGGTAGTTGAAAACTCCACAAACACTCCCGAAGGAGCACATAACAATGATGGAAATGCTTTTATGGATGCAAAGGTAGATAATAATTCTGAAACCGCCAAGGAAAATGATGAAAATTTATCAGTGGAGGATAAAATAAAGGCTGTTTCTCAGCAATTTGGGGTTGATGAGGCTGATGTGGCGATGTACGCCAATGGTGTTAAGAATGGTTCTACTGCTGAGGCTGCACGTGCCAGAGCTAATATCAAACGCCATTTGTTGCAGGCAAATGAAGATAAGATTTCCTCTTTCAAGGAACTTCTTAAGTACACCGTGCCTGTAAATGAAGCCTTGAAGGAGAACTTCGGTGACCTTGATGCTATGATCGAGGAGCGCGTGAAGCAGGTGGAGGCGCAGCGTAACGCCATGGAAGCCGCTAGAAAGAGAGCTGAGGAAGAGGAGGCCAAGCGTCAGAAGCACCTGGAGGAACTTTCTCTGATTCCTGATGATCAACTTGACAAGCAGTATATGGATGCTCTTGCCAAGGGTGATGATGCTACTGCCAGGGAAATGCTTGATGAGGCTGCCAGACGCAAGGGGTATGATGATACCGAAAGCGCATATCAGGGTGTAGGTGCCTGGGCTGCTCCGGGAAACCCTGGATATGAAAGCGACAAGGCGAGACGTGAAGATTGGGAATCCAGCGGCTCGGATGTGAACCTGGAGGATATGGCTATGGGTTATACTCCTCAGCCGGATGATTACTTCTCTCATCCTGAGCGTTATTCTCTGAATACTCCTCATGGATTGGAATCTGTGAAAGCCATCAGTGCGGCTATTGATGCCATTAAGAATGGTGAGAAGGATGTTAAGGTAAAGGTTTATCGTGCCGTTCCTACTTCGGTGAAGGAAGGTAAGTTACGTAATGGTGACTGGGTTACTCCTTCTAAGAAATATGCCGAAATGCACGGAACAAACCGTCTGGAAGGCAAATATCGTATCATTGAAGACGAAGTTCCTGCAAACCAACTGTGGTGGGATGGTAATGACGCAAACGAGTTTGGCTTTGATGATGGCAAGGCGTATAAATACAAGAATGCCAAGAACAACAGAAAGTTGAACGACCTTGTTACCTATGATGATGAGGGTGACGTTATTCCTCCTTCTAAGCGTTTCAATTCTCGCAAGAGCGATATTCGCTTTATGTTTGGTGGCGAGAAAGGTGCGGCTGAGGCAGACAAGGCTGATGAGCAAACTATCCGCATGGATAATCTTGATGTAGCCAAGCAGATGGAAAAGGCAAAGAAGGATGCCAAGATTATCAAGATGGCTACAGGTTGGGAGAAAGGTGTAGATGGCAAGTGGAGATACGAAATGCCTGATGCCAAGATAAAGGACACCATCGATGTAGGTGGTGGAAATATCGTTAAGCGTTTCGAAGAGGATATGCTTTGGACTGATGGTAAGTTGGAAGATGCTGTGGATGCGCCAAAGCTTTTTGAGGCTTATCCTCAGTTGAAAAATATTAAAATCCATACTGATGCAGTAATGAATGACATGCCTTCAAATGGGGAATACAATCCACAAACAAAGACTATAACCATTCATGCGGATGAATTAAAGTATCTGAATAGCATTCTGAATCATGAAATTCAGCACGTAATTCAGCGTGAAGAGGGATTTGCGCATGGTGGCACACCCGAGCAGGTGGAGAGAGATTTCAATGCTGCTAAGGCTGAATGGAAGGCACGTTCCTATGCCTTTGAATTGGAAGAGAAAGCCAAGGAAATGGGTGGTGAGTACAACCAATCTGAGGTAGAGAAAGCTCTTATCCAAGAATATAAGGACATGGATATGCCTGAGTTCATTCCTGACAAGGAAACCCGAATTAAGGGATTCAACTACTTCGCACGTGGCTATGCAGACAGAAGTATGGATGATGCCATTAAGCGTTTCCGTTTGGATAGGTTCCAACGTACAGACTTTGATTCTTACCAAGAATATAGAAAGTTGGCTGGTGAGGTTGAGGCTCGTAACGTACAGAAGCGTTTGGGTATGACCGATGAGGAGCGCAGAAACTCGTTAGCTTTCGAGACGGAGGATGTGAACCGTGATGAGCAAATCGTGATGAATGGTAATGATGCTAGCTATAGCATCGTGAAAGACCCTGATACCATTAAGAAGCTGGATAAGGAAGATACGGTGAAGGTTTATCGTGCCATGCAGGTAGGCGAGGATGGAAAACTCTATCCACCGATGGCTGCAAAGGTGAAGGGCAAGTTTGTGGAACCTATTGAACTCGGTAAATGGGAACAGGCAGACGAGCGACCAGAGCTTGCTGATGATAAGGGCATGTTTACCCTCAACAAGGGTAATGGTAAGTCGCTTAAGGCTGCTTACAATCCTTACATTCATACTTCTCGCACTCCACTGAATGACCAGTTTAGCGAGGCTCAGAATCGCCCTAATATCGTGACCGTAGAGGTTGAGGTGCCAAAGAGCGAGCTGACCAGTGGCTACAAGGCTGATAAAGCCAAGGATTCCGTGGGTGAAGTAGAGTGGAAGGCAGGTATCATTCAAGGACAGTTGACAGGCAAGCGAAAAGTGGTACTTTCTCGTTGGGATAAGCCTGTGCGTATCGTGCCTGACAGCGAGGTGGCTGATGTTATTGTTAATGATATGTTCAAGGGCAGGAATATCACTATGCCTTCAAATGTGGTTACTCCAAGTCTGAGAAAAGAGTTGGAGAAGCGAGGTGTGCCGTTTGTGGAGACCGATAACAGAGGCAGAATCGTAGGTGGCGAGAATGATGGTGTGCATTATTCCAAGGTGTATGGTAAGAAGGCTAATGTAAAGGCTCGTCTCGGTTCTTCCATAATTGGCTTGAATGCAGAAAATGAGCGAAAAATCGCTGATTCGGTGGTGAATACAGCCAACAAGCTGGGTGGTGCTGAGGCTACTGTTTATTCTTCTTTGGATGATGTGCCTGAGGTATATCGCTCAGAGGTAGAGCAGGGAGCCAAGGGATGGTACGACCCGGAGACTCATAGCGTGCATGTGTATCTGCCTAACTGTGGTGATGCCAACGAGGCTGAGAGAACCGTGCTCCATGAGAAGATAGGCCATGAGGGTATGGAAGTTCTTCTTGGTGGCGAAGATGGCGTGAGAAAGTTCGCTAATTTCGTTTATAATTCTGTCGCAGCAAGCACTCGCGGTAAGATTTTGGATATTGCCAACAAGTATGATCCGGACTGGAAGAACCCTGACCGCATGAATGTGGGAACGCAGGAGTATATCGCTCATTTGGCTGAGGAGGGTCCTAAGACTGCTGAGGACTTTTCTCTTTGGACTAAGATTAAGCATTATCTTATCAAGTTGCTGAAGAAGCTGGGTGTTCGTGTGCCGGGACTTCTCAATGACAAGGATTTGAGATACTACCTGATGAAGGCTGGCAAGGCTCTGCACGTATGGGACGAAATGCCTCAGGAGAAGCAGGAAGCCATGATGAAGCAGGCTAGCAATGCTGAAATCAAGGATGCGCTATCTGATGGTGCCGGTAAGGGTAAACCGAGACAGAAGAAGGGCGAAAGCACTATTCAGTACATGAAACGTGTACAGGAGTGGCGTAAATGGCAGAATGCACGCGAAGATAAAGAGAACCCAGAGCCTCCAATGTTCTACGACATTGATAAGGATGAAGCAGGCAAAAAGGAATGGGCACAGCTCAATAAAGACTGGCGTGAACGCCACCACCTTGTTGGCGAGGAACCTACTGGTATGCCTATCCGAATGGAAAATGAAGAGGATGATGCCTACATGAATCGTATTCATGAATATGAGAAATGGCAGGCAGCCATGAAGGACCAGGAAGACCCTTTGCCAGATATGTTTGCCTTCGAGAAGAAAAAGCAGGAGGAGGTGAAACGTAAGTATGAGGACTGGCTGGCCAAACATGATCTGCTAGAGCAGCAGCAAGCCGATCTGGACTTGTATGAGGGTAAGATTTACCCAGCAGAGACCAATCCGAAGGCTGATGCACTGGAGCAGCAAGTGATGCAGGATTTGGCAGAAGTGACCAGTACGGACGTGAGCAAGGAAGGTGCAGCAAAGACCGTTAAGCATGCCGTTATCCATCGTAGAAAGAACATGGAAGAGGCTAGTGCTGATGATGCTATCTATATCAATGATGTGAAGAACAGAATCGAGAAGATGGCTGATAGCGGTGTTTTTGACAAGTTGCTATCTGATTACAAGGGAAAGAAAAACCGGGCAGAAAAACTTGCCGAGACTATACCTTATATAATAGAGGCTCCTAGACGTTTGCGTGACATGGCTCACAATCTGAATGCCACTGGTGTCTTTGATAAGGGACATATCCATATCCAGCCAGCTGATGTAGAGGCTATCCAGCCATACGTGACAGACTTGATTATCGAGACAGCAAAGAAGCATACAGAGATTAAAAAAGGCAAGGAGATAGAGGTATACGATGATCCTAAGGCTGTGAGCGAGGTGGCAAGCAAGATGGCACAGGCTATCAATGCCAATCACCAGGGCGAAGAAGGTTTTGTACCATGTGATGGAACGGACATCCTCAGTAAACATGTTTTGAAACTCGTAAAAGAGAGGGTAGTGCCTGGACGTATCAATTATAAGCAACTTTCTCCTGAAATGCAGGCTGCCATTGATTCCATCCGTGACTGGTATAACTATACCTACGACTGGTTGATGGATAATCATACTTTGAAAGCTGGCACTGGTTATAATGTTGACTACGTAAATCATATTTGGGATAAAGAGAAATCTGATCCTGAGGCGTATGCTACCTTTGTGGAGAATAGGCAGCGCACCAAGAGTCCGAATGAGAAGAAGCGAACTATCAGCACATTAATGGAAGGTATTTATGCCGGACTTGTGCCTAAAACTACTGACATCACGAAGATGATGGCCTACTACAGCAGAAGTAATATTGAGGCTTGGGCTAACAAGACCATGTTGCAGGAGTTGACCGGACTGAACGTGATAGAGCGGAATGAAAAAGGAGAGGTAATTTCTACTGATCCTCTGCTTTCTTCTTCTGCTCCATTCAATTTGGAGCAATATAAGTACTTTGAGATTCCGGGCGTAGGCCCTGTATGGGTATATAATGTATCTCCAAAGCAGGTGAAGGTGAAGAATCCTATCACTGACAACGAAAAGGTGATCTATAGTGAGGCTAGTGCCGGTGACAGATTTGGTGTTGTGTTTGATACCTATCAGTCATCCCCATTCTGGAAAACGTTTGATACGCTTGCTTCTAGTGCCAAGAAACTGGAATTGGGCTTTAGCGGTTTCCATGCCGGAGCCTTGACTGAGGTTTATATGGTGCAGAATATGGTGGAGTTTGGTCCAAAGAAGGCTATGGCCAACTTTATGAAGTATATCTTTGCAGATACAGCCAAGAACCATGAGCTGCCTTGCTTTGCCAATCCAGAGGATTTTCAAGAGGCTGCTTCCCATCTGGTGAAGTTCGGAGCGACCAACGACTATGCTGCAGCGGATGTACAGAACATGTTTGACAACATGCGCGATGCGATGATAAAGGTGCAGAAGAAGTTGAAGGACGGAAATAAAATTTCCGGAACGGTGGCTAAGGCTTCTATGCCATTGAAGGTGGCAACGCAGATGCTTTCTCTCATCAATAAGGGTATGGATGTAGCTTTGTGGGATTTCCTACATGATGGACTGAAACTTGCTACCTATCGTATGAGGGCAGACAAGACCAAAGAGCGTGCCAAGAAGAAGGGTTGGACTGAGGAGGAACTGAGCCGGGCTTTGGACGAGGACGGACAGTTTGTAAACGATATGTTTGGCGGTCAGCACTGGGATGTGTTGGGAGCCAGCCATCGTACCTTGCGCTATGCCGGACGAGTTCTTCTTTCTCCAGACTGGAATGCTTCTACTACACGTCATTTTCTGGCATTAACCGGATTTGGTTCTATCTGGAATGAGGCAACCTTTGAGAACTTCAAACAGTATTACAAGAGGCTCAAACATAAGGAACTTACACCGGAGGATGAAGGCAGAAGGAGCAGACAGATTTCGGCTTTACTCTGTTATGGTATCGGATTCATGGTATTTTATGAGGGTATTGCCAATGGCATCAATGCTGCTTTCCGTGCCCTGGACGAGGAGAAGGAGCGCAAGAAGGCAGAGGAGATCCGGAAGACCAACCCAAGCTATAAGAGTATGTATGAACTGGCTTATGGTGATGAGGGTATGAAATGGTATGACTATCTGATGAGAGGCAACAGCCTTGGCCAGCAGAGCAAGATCTTCTTAGGCAGATATGAAGATGGTACAGAAATGTATGTGAGACATGGTAAGCAGTTCCGTGAGGTTCCGGAATACCTTTTCAATCATAAGGGAGAACTAGAGTTCCCTGGACCTATGGTACAGCGAATGATAGGTAAGGCTAACCCTATGGTGAGAATGACCTTGGATGATATAAACTATCTGAGCGATTTCCAAGCCAGCCATGCGGATCAAGAGATTCAGCGCAAGTATGGCAAGACCATCGGACTGCTTTACAAGGATGCTTTGTACTGGGCACCTTTCCTGATTCCGAGTCAGGAGAACAAGGAGTTCAAGGCCGTTGATTTCTTCTTCCCTTCTTCTAAGGGTTTCTCTCCATGGAAGGCTCAGAGTTACTTCAAGGACTTTATTCTTAGCGGTGACATGGAGGGCGTGGTGATGACCTATCAGAGCTGCCAGCGCAATGGTATTGATCCTGAGGCTCAGATTAAGGCAGCCATCGGTTCGGTGAAGGCACTGGAGAGTGCAGAAATGAGCGATGGAGTGACTTCCTTACAGGAGGCTAGTAAACGCTTTGATGCTGCCAAGAGTATCACGGAAAAGAAGAAGATGCGCCAGAAGATGAAGAAATTCCTCTCGCAGAGTGATTACAAGGCTTTCACCCAGAAGGAGGCTCTAGACATGGTGCAGGGTTATCTGAATGGTGATGAAGACTTGAAGGAAATGGAGAAGGCTGAAAGCAAGTACCTGATGAAGGCTAAGGCAGAGGACGTGACGGAGGACTGGAGAATACAGAACGTCTGGAACGGAACCATTGAGACTTATCAGGAGTATCAGCGTTTGAAGGATGTTGATAAGGCGAAGGCAAATGCCTTTAAGAACAGCAAGACCAACAAGCGACTGTTTGCGGCTAGAAAGGCTATCTCTGCTGCAAGAAGGAAGATGAATAAGGCTAAGAAGCAAATGGATGGTACGAACGATGCTGCCAAACTGGTAGAGATTCGGAATACCAGAAAGGAGCTGCTAAAAACGTTGAACGGAATGGAGTAGCCTTCGGGCTACTTCACGCTAGAAAATGTTCTATATTTCCGAAAATAGGCTTTGGTCAATTCAATTTTATGTTCGATATTTCTACAAACAGAAAAAGGGACTTGCTTCACAGCGAGTCCCTTTTTGATAGTTATAAAAATCTAATTCCAAATAAATTTAAAATAGTTATGATTAATGAATCATTTGTGTGTTTAAAGTTGAAGATGTTGGAGCGATGTTATCCGAGAGAAGGACCAGATGCATTCTCTGGTTCCTTTTTCTTTGGTGTTGCCCAGCGTATGTAATCAGCCATGCTGTCATCCATGCGCTGCTGTTCACTCTTCGGATTCTCCTTCTTTTTTTCGCCCCAGAGCCGTTGGACGATGCTATCCAAACACCAGGACCAATCGCCATCGAGCGTGACGAACTTGGATCTAGGAACAACGGTAACTGTAGAATCATTCTTCTTCTCGCCCTTTTCATCTTTACCTTCTGGTGATTCCCCCTTTGCGGTGATAGAGGTAAAAGGAACATTATTTTCCTGAAGGAACTTTTCTACATCATCTTTTTTGCTATCGCAGAGTTTGATGTGGATAGCAACCTTGTGCTTATCTAAGGAGGTAAGGGCTTCTTTTGCCTTTCCTACCAGAGACAAGTTGCCTTTATCATCTTTAGTAATGACGCAGGCTTCATGTACATTGATTGATTTACCCATGATTTAAAACGTTTTAAATTGAAATGCGGAACAAAAATAAGGGGAAAATATGAGAAAGTAATGTTAAGTTGCGCAACTTATCACTAATAAGCGAGAAAAATGCGGTATTTTTGGCGAAAAATTAAGAATTATGGTTGACAATCATGTAATAAATGACATATCGAACTATGCAGAGCCGGGACCAGACTCACTTGAAGGAGTGAGCCGGGAGCGGTTTACGCAGAGCGAAAGCAATCTTCTGTTGCTGCAATGGGCTTGCCAATACTTCTATGATGGTGCAGAACTGAGAAAGAAGTGGAAGCGAGCGCAAGACTTCGTGATGGGAAGACAGTTGGAAGAGCTGATAGAATGGAACGGAAGAAAGATTACCATCCGGCAGTATATGGAACTGAAAGGTATGCCAATACTGGAATACGATGTAATCGGAGACAAACTTCTTTCGCTAGTAGGTCTTGTGCGCCAGCAGCGCAGTACTGCTACATGTAGTGCCGTGGATCCAAACGAGGAAGACTATATCAGTTTCTTCAATGAATATCTTCGTCAGAACGACAACTTGAACGACAGGCAAGAGTTAGATGCGAGAATGTTCTATGCCTTCTGTGTCTTCGCCTTTGTGGGCATGAAAACCTATTATGGCAGAAGGGATGGCAAGAATGGCATCTTTGACTATTCTGTAGACATCTTTAAGCTAGCTTTACCACCTTTCTTTAAGTATGACCTGAGCGATGTGGAATTTATTGCTGAGGCTCATGATTTGACTTGGCGAGAGATTATTGCTACCTTTACTAATGGATGCAAGGAAGAGGCTAATAAACTCAGTGAGATCTATCTACAGACGCAGCACCATTTTGCGCCCGAACAGACTTATCACCCGACTGGTGAAGCCCAGTATGCCGGAATAGATGATTTCACCCATTCTTCAGTAGTAGGCAAGTACAGGGTATTGGAAATCTGGACAAAAGAAACCAGACCTGCCATCTGGGTGCATGACTGGGAGAGTGGAGATTGCGGCTATGCCTCTCCTGACCAGCGCGCCTTCTATGAGGAGAAGAAACGCAAGTTGGAGGAATCCAACATCATGAAAGATGAGAATGGTCTTCCTGTACTTGATGAGAATGGTGAGCCTATCTACTATGTGGATCCAGACGAACTTAAGACCATTGAGATCAAGGATGAGGCTGAAACCTATTGGTTCAGAAGATACCTTACCCCGAATGGCTATCTGTTGGATGCCAGGGAATCACCATACTATGTGCTCAGGGACGGATTCAGAACCTCTATCCATCCATACACCTTCGTTGCCTATCCATGCTTGAATGGCGAAGTAAGAAGTTTTACGATGCGAGCCGAAAACAATCAGCGCACCTTGAATCATTATATGATGATGATCAACTTCATTGTAGCGAATGGTGCCAAGGGAACGATGCTTGTTGACGAGAACGCTTTGAGCGAGAAACAGAGCATCGATGAAATGCAGGTGAACTATACCAAAACAGATAGTATTATCTTGTGGAACTCGAAGAATGGAGGCAAGCCACCGCAGACTTTGGTCAACAAGAGTATTCCGGCAGGTGTTGACTTCATGGTGAACTTTGCCAAGACGATGGCTAGCGAGGGTAGTGGTGTGCAGGGTGCTCTGCAAGGCCAGCACCGGAATACCAGCGGTAAGCAATATCAGTTGGAAAGAGAATCATCTTCAACCACCATACAGGACTTTGTGGAGAGTTTCAACAACTTTAAGGTACGTGTGGCCAAGAAGAAACTTTACCTGATACAGGAATTTTGTACCGATGCTGACAGTGTGAAACTGACAGGTGATGAATTTGAAATTCACTTCAATCCGGAGACCATGAGGGATATGGATCTGGACGTAGCCATCGACCTGGATGCTTACAGCCCAATCATCAGAGCCACGAACAACGATATGGCTTGGAACTTCATGACTAGCGGTAAGATGGATCCATACACAATGCTTACGGTAGGGCAATTCCCTGGTACGAGCAGAATGAAGAAGTACTTCAAGGAACAGTTGGAGAAGCTACAAGCCATGCAAGCGCAGCAGCAAGCGAATGGCGAAATGCCTACAGCAGGAGTTGAACAACAGCAGACTGGTACGCCTGCAGCACATCTGAAAGATGTAAACGATGGAGCAAATGATTTGGCAGCTCTTCCTTCGGCAGCTATGTAGAAAAGAAGTTCTTAGTTAATTCATAATATTGAACGAAATGTTGTTCAGTTCTTAGATTAGATTATTTTATAGGGTTTTTAGTTTTTAAGGTTATTTGATTGTGAAGAGGAAGCCGTGATGGTCTCCTCTTCTTTTTGTTTAGTCAATACCATGTTTCTTCTTGTATATGCGTAACTTAAACATTAGTGTAGAAACTCGGTACATGTAGTATTCTTGCCATTTTTTCAACTTCTTGGCCCTAACCTTGTTGTCGGCATCGCAGCCGATGGCTCCCCACTTGGAAGGAGTATAGTAGTAGGATGCGGCTTTGATGTCTTCTACATTTTTGAAATAGCGAGTAGCTTTCCACTTGCCCATTTGGACTAATTTTCGATAGGCGAGCATATTCTTTCTGTTAGGATCATAGGTCATGATTGCAAAATCTTTATGCGACTGGTCGTAGAGCATGTAGAATCTTGGCGCACCACATTCTTTATACTTGGCAATGGTGGCCTTGACTCCTTTTTGCCACATGCGTGTGGCACGGAAGAGTTCGATACGAGTGACAATAGGCTGGTAGATGGCTATGAGCATCTTACGCAGCAGGTTTGAATAACTTTGTTTCATTTTTCTTTTTACTTTTAATTATTAACTTATATGGACAGGCGATAGAATCGCCTGGAACGGTGACTATACAGGAGACGAATCATGATGCTGGCTAGATAGAGGCTAGCTGCCACCACCTATTCCGGCCAAATCAGCTACTACTGGTGGGCGGTTGCGGAGACGTTCACGCTCTATCTCTGCCTTTGACCTGAATGGAACGATTTCCGGTGCCGGCATATCCTTTTCTACGTAGAGAGCAATGGCGCGCGCCATGACACGGTCATCATGCTTTCCAGCTACGGCTCCATAGCAATCGTTCTGCTTGTAATAGAGGAAGTAGGTACATTCATCTATTGCTGCAAGTTCTCGCTCCATATAGCCGCCATCACGGATGATGCGAGCCATCGTCTTCACTACTGCCACCTTGGTTGCCTTGTTGGTATTGAATCCCCATTTCATTTCGATATTCTTTACCTTCTTCAGTTTGGACTGTGATGCGCTATAGAGATTATCGTATAGAGGCAGAAGGATAGGGAAGAACAGCTCTGACTGATTACCCTCAGTATTGTTCATTCTCGAATAGGCCGTATTGTTCTCGATGACCAGATAAGCATCATTATAGAAATGGGCTATCTGGGCGCAGCGCATAGCTAGCTGATCGGCATCGCAGTGACCATGCCACTCAGCTACGATTTCCGGAACACCACCATAGATTTCATCGTAGCGGTCGAGGACTACTATATCTGAGAAGTCGGAGGTTTTATGAGATCCTCCAATATCGCAGGCAACGATATATCGATGTCTGACAATCTCGGAGCTGTCTGGTCCAGCCCACACCTTCAATGGTCCACCTGAACGTTCTATGAAGCGGATATTGTCCATACAAGCATCATCGGCAGCATCATAAGAGTCACCTTCAATGTCACCCACCATGATAGGCTCAATACCCTTGCAGTCCTCTTCCATTTCCTTCAACTTGTATGGATCGAAGACTGTAGTACCTGAGAAGAGGAAGGCTTCTATATCATCTGATGGGAACTCCTGACGCATATCGTCAAGAGTCTCATACTCCTTGGACTTCTCGATATACCAATGGATGCCCTCGAAAGATGCGCCTTTACATTCGTAGAGCCACCAATAGTACTTACCATGACCTTGCTCGTCATTACGATTTTTCCACAACCAGATGGCGAAATCGGCACGTTCATCCTCAGAAGCAAATGGTAATATATATTTTTCAATTTCGAACCATGCCACGAATACAGGAGTAAATGCTGACAGAGGTTTACCATCCTTGTCTACTGAGTTTGCAGCTACCCAAGCGTCGTGGAACTCGTTTTCTCGTCCGTTTGGCGTTGACTCTCTTACGATAAAGGTTAGAGGGTCCGGTTGGATAGATGATGATGCAGCCTTAATAACCTTAGCTGGAGTCCACTCTGTGGTGTTAGGGAAGAAGGCTTCCTCAGTAATATGAGCAAGGGCAGCATCACCAGAACGACAAGATTCTGGGTTACGGGCAGAACCCGTCTGTATCTTGCAATCGCGTGGAATGAGATACTTGATATTCTGTATGGTTCCTGATGTCTTGATTTTGCGAGGGTCGTTCTTAAATGGTACACCAATATCGTAGAAGAGCCATGTAGGAATGGCATTAATTAGCTTCTCGTACATATCGAATACCTGTGTGGCAGATGAAGACTGGTGGCCAACGATATTACTATTCCAGTTTGTCTTCCAGAAGATCTGCAGCCAAGCCATGTAGATGTCGGTGAGGGTAGAACCACCCCATTGGCGGCACTTCAAGAGAATGACACGGATATAGTGGTACTGACTGTGAAGGCGTAACTGTTCGAAGACCTTGGCTAGTTTGATCTGGGCATTGCGAAGAAGAAAAGGTATATCTTCACCTCCATCCTTATTCTTGATTCGGGCGTAGGCGTAGGCGAAGAAATAGAAATCGTGCTTACAGCGCAGGCGGATGAGATACCGGAAGACTGCATCACGAGCCTTCTCTTGGTCGAAGTCTGGCATGTACTTATCGCAAAAGGCCTCTATAGAACCACATTTGATGATGGCACAGAACTTCTTTTCCTTCAACATTTCCACCGGGAGCCAGAGTTTCTTTCCCTTTAAGAAGTCCGTGATGACACATTCAAAGCGGAGACCAGGGGCATTCTCTCCTGTAATGGGACGATAAGTAGCGAGGAGACTTTGGAGTCTTCTCTTATCTTCTTCAAGAATCTCTTTGAGTTTCTTATCAGAAATCTGCTGCTGAGGTCGAACCTTTAAGGAGGATTTTGCTACTGGCATTCGTTATATATAATAATGTTAAGTGTTGAATGTTAAATGTTAAGTGTGTTGGCATGTCTGATAAATCTCTCTGCCTTGGCATAAATGAAACCTAAACAGAATAGAACTATGTGGAAGATACCAGCTATGTAAGGTAGAAGGAAACCTATAGCCATACCGAGCATCATCTGCCAGAAGTAGATGCGGTGATACCGATAATACCATTGCGCAGAGAATCCCATAAAAAATGAAATCAATACGGATGCACCCAATACAGGTAATGCCGGATAGTATATGAACGATAGCAACACGGAGCAGAGCCATGCAGCCAGTAGGCGATGGAAGCGAAACTGATGATGAACCATCAATATGCACCAGCCGTTGATGCCCCAGTGTATAAAGTTGGCATGACCGAACATATAGGCGAAATGGGTGTATAATGGCGATGATGGAGACACAGCCAGCGAGGCATGAAGCGGAATGATGAAAGCCATCAGGAGGATGATGAGAAGTGTAATATATAATGTACGCATAATGGAAGTGATTTATCGAGTTATGAATGATGTTTTCTTATTGCGGAAATAATTGTTTATTTTCATCTGTATGTAGCGTGGAGCCATACCCAAATTGGGCGCAGGAAGATTCAGGCATACATACACAAGATTTTTGGTATTGTATTCCTTGTATTGATCCATCTGCCGGAGACGCAAGAAATCCTGATAGAAATCTTCAAAGAGTTTTTCTTTCATGGCTTGGTATTTGCCGAATTTAGGCTTTTCTCCTTTGATGCGTTTACATACATACCGATAGGCTGTGCTATCGGCAAGATAATAGCAAGAGGCAGGCATCTTGGCGATGTAATCGCATATCTTAGCCATGGTGGTAGGATATTCTACCATCCTCTTGGCCTTACGAAAGAGCAGATACATTTCTTGATCTCTTTTAAGGTAAATTTCGGATATGGAATTTAGATGTTTCATACCAACAAAATTAATTCATCAAGATGCAGAACTTATCACAAAGTAATGCGAAATTTTCCTTAATTTAGCACACAAATATTAAAAATGAATATTTATGGCAAAAGAAACTATTGATAATCAGAAAGTTAAGTCAAAGCGAGATTCTTTCAGAGAGCGTCTTGCTCAGCGTTATCCGGACTTGAATATGGACGATGATGAGGCTGTTTATGGTCAACTTTCGACCGATTACGACCAGTATGACCAGAATAAGCAAAAAATGGATGACTTCAACAAAATGTTGCAGGACAACCCTCATGCTCCAAGTCTGGTGACAGGTCTTGTGACCAAGAAAAATGCCGATGGCAGCGACTTCAATTTTATCGATTTCATTATTGATGAGTTGGGTCAGGACTATGTTGATGCCATCAATGGTGACGAGAAGGCTAAGGCTCGTTTGAAGGCTAGCGAGAAAGAGAAACTTGAAGCCAGCGAGAAATTAGCAAAGAACAATGAGCAACTTGCTGCCAATATGGAGCAGGAAGATGCCGAACTTGACGCTGCTATTAAAGAAGCGAAATTGAAGCCTGAGGCGATTACCGATTTGATAGAATGGCTTTACAAGCGTAGCGATGATGGCGAGGATCACGATGATGATGGTTTTATCTGGCGTGCAGCTCGGTATGGCTTAAAGAAGGAAGACTTCTTGCGCCTCTTTCAAATCAAGGACTTCGACAAGGCTGTGGCTGATGCAGAAGAGCGAGGCTACAAGCGTGGTAAGAACGAGAAGATTGACCAGCAGAAACAACTGCATGATGGCAAGCAGGGCGGCAAGAAGAACATCAACATCGATGGTGGCGGTGGTGCACCTTCACTTCCAAAGGAAAAAAGCCGTACAGAACAGGTGTACAGCAAGATGGTTGGAATGTAGAATTAGAAATTTATAATTAATAATTTTAAATGTATAGATTATGAAACAGTTTAAGAAATGGTTTGGTTTCATGATGGCGGTGCTCGTCATGATTCTTAGTGGTGGTAGTTCTTATGCGATGGCAGAAAATCCTCCTGCTGTTCCACCTGGTGAAGGTGGTGGTGGCCCGACTGGTCCTACAGATGGTCCTGGTGTTGGTGGTACTGGTCCTAAATGGGCAGCTGCTAGTCAGGAACAGCAGGAAAAAATGGGAAATTGGGACTACTATGTAGCACATGTTAACCCAACCGTGGTAGAAATGAAATTGGAGAGTTGCCCTATCGATCAGATTCTTCGAGCTTCGAAACGAATGACTCCTGTTGACAGCAACCGCATCGAATATTATTCCATCGGTCAGCGACCAATCAAAACCAAATTAACTGAGAAACTTGCTAAAACTACAAGTGGTGGCTCAGTGACATTTAAGGTAGAAAATCCTACTGTGTTTGGTATTGGTGACATTATTATGGTTAACGACATGTTGGGTTTTGATGATAATGGTACCGACAGAAGCAAGATGATTCCTCTGCAGTTGCGAGTTACGTCTGTTGACAACGATGGTAATCCAACCTGTTATGCACTGAATGGCAAAAAGAATTCATCACGTGGTAACAGAGACATTCCTGAGGATATTGCCATTGGAACAGTAGTAATGCGACTTGGTAGAGCCGCTGGAGAAAAGGAGGTTGAAACAGGTAGTTACTATTCTATGCCTGACAAGAGCTTCCAGTATTGCCAGCGTTTCATCATGCAGGTAGAGGAATCTCTTATTGACCGTATGATGAAGACCCAGGTTCAGTGGGACTTCACCAGACAGGAGAAAATGGCGATGGACGATATGCGTCAGGGCCAGGAGTTGAGTGGTCTCTTTGGCTATCGTTCTCAGTCGAATGGTGGAAAGGATGTCGGTATGGTATACACTATGGGCGGCATCTTCTGGGAAGCAGGTAAGGATTTGCAGATTGGACACTGGGAGCCAAAGATGCGTAAGCAGGCTGATGGTACTCTTGTTCCTGTAACTCACGATATGAAAGTTCCTGATGGTTCGGGTGGTACAAAGGTTGAAACAAAACAGGTATACGAGTATGTAATCAGCGAGAAAGAGTTGACTCAGTTTATTGCTGCTATGTTGAAGGGTGCAGGTAACTCCAGCCGTACCAAACTCCTCTTTGTTGACAACTTGATCTATCAGGCATTTGCTAACCTTCGCTCTAACAAGCGTATCATTACCCAGACAGAAAAGGACTATCAGGGTTGGAAACTTGACTTCGAGAAATTTGAGAGTATGGGTACTAAGATTCTGATTTATCGTCACGATGCTTTTAACTCCTGGGGTATGGATGGTAGAGCTTTCTGCCTGGATGCTCGTTATCTGGATAAGTATGTATTCGGCACATGGACCAGAAATGAGTTTAACGCTAAGGATTTCTTGATTCGTAACACAGCAGGTGTTGTGATGGAGGAGTATAGCTGCTGGGTACTGACCTTCCCTGATGCTCATGCGCGTGTAGCCCGACCAGTCTTCACTGGTGATGGAGTGACCGATGAGCAGATTTTGGAGGCAGCGTAATCATCGTATAGGAAACTGATAGTTTTCTACATATATCAATCTAGGGGATAGTTGAGGCTAATGCAGTCTCACTATCCCTTCTCACCATAAACACAAATAGATATGTATAGATTTGTAGCTAAGAGCATGCTCATTTTTGTGGTGACTCTGCCGAGCGGACTGATCAAGAACATTGAGTTTGAGCGGTGTGGCAACGATGCCTATTCGTACATTACGGATAGCAAGCAGGTGGCAGAATGCATCAGGAAGCACCCTCTTACGAAGGCAGGCCGTATCATTGATGAGAGCCAGCCGGAAGAGGAGCAGGTTCAACAACAAAATGAAGAGCAGGTGAAGGACGAGAATGCCCTTCATTTCGAGAACATCACTAAGGCCAAGAACTATCTCCAGAAGACGTATAAGGTAGATGTAAGGAAACTGAAATCACCTCAGAGTGTGAAGGAGAAGGCTAAAGAGCTGGGTGTGGTGATTGAGTTTTAGTTTGTAGTTAATAATTTTTAATAGGTTTCTTGCTTATGGAAGTTCTTATGAGTGACCTTGTGAAGGAAATGCGCATAGCTATGGACGAAGTGATTCATGATGAGGTGAATGACATCATTACGGATGATTCGGACACGGAAATGAAGCAAGCCATTGAAACGGCAGCACAACAGATTTTGCTGCAAGCACCGGCACAGATGATTCTCCCCAAAAGGGTGGAAGTTTCGCTGAACGAAAGCGGCAAGCAGGATTATGATGCCATCCAGACACAGTTTACAGATGGTCATGGATGCCTGACAATTCCTGAAGACTGGCTGAGACTGGTAGAGTTGAGGCTACGAAGTTGGCAAAGCACGCTGACTATGCTGATGGAACCGGGCAGCAAGGAGGCTCAGATGCAAGCCTCCCGGTGGACCAGGGGAACGCCCCAGAAACCAAAGGGCATGATTACCACATCGCCAACTACAGGAAAGCGAGTGCTGATGTACTGGACTGCCGGAAGGTATGATGCCAACCATGCACCTGTTGGAGCTGTATATGATCATGAGGTTGAACTGTTCACGTATATCCCTTATCAAAAGTTAGAGAATGTGTATTCTACTGATACTGGGCATGAAAACGAAGTGACCGATCAGAAGATCATCCTTGCTCTAACTGATGAATGCAAGAAATATCTTATTTATCGTGCTGTTTCAATCTTCCTTGTAAGCAAGAAGGAGAGTGAACTGGCAGAAAAGTATAACCAATTATCTCAAATATAACATTTTATGGCTAGTAATATAGACACATCTTCTTCCCATTTTAAAGGGACTTTCCCCGATATTTACGCTGTGGAACGTCGTTACCCCAATGGTGGTGTGGATGGTGATTTCGTAGATATAGAAGGATGGGCACACTATTGGAATGCAGATAGGGCAACATGGTGTGTTAATGCTAAGCGTGATTCTTATTGGGATGAATTGATTACTAATATAGTAAATATCGTAAGCAAAATACGAGGAGCAACCTTTATGGGGATTGCGACAACATCCACCATTCCTGATAAGACTGATGGAGCAAAAATGTTTTATATAGCGAAGGAAGAAGGCGAATATTTCAATTTTGGTAAAGGCGTAATAGTTGATGCAGGTGTTAGCATTATCTATACTTTCGGCAATAATTGGGAGACGTATAGCCTGATCAAGCTGGAACAAGAAATGGGTAATAATCCTGGTTCAATAATGAGCCAAAAAGCTACTACTGAAGCGATTAATAATTTAGCAGAAAGTATAGTAGCTTCTGGATTTGTATTGGCGATGTCTTCATCTATGGGCTGGACTTGGAAGACTTATCAGTTACGAGTCCTTAATGCGGATGGCAGCTATAAGGCTTTTACAAGGCTATCTTTACAAGCAAGATATAATGGTTTGGATGTTACTAAAAAACTAAAAAATATAATTTGGCAACGAGATACAGGAAATGATGAATTAGATTTAGTATGGAATAAGGCTCATAAAAACGCTGGTTTAACTCTTCCATTAACCTATGAAGATTTAGGTGGAGATGAATATAGAGTAGGGCAAGTATATTTTACTTGCTCGGCAGAGTACCAGATAGCGATGCAAGCTACGGAAGCTAAATATTCTGTTCAATTTTAATTTTTAATATTTATTGTTATGGCAAATAATATTTTAGCACAGTCAGAGCAAAAGAAGATAGATATTCAGCCGGTATGCTATCATCAATGCTGCAACATGGTTGTAAGGACAAATACGGTGAACCGCCAGACTTATGATGCGGTCACTAATCTCTATACACCAGACTACAGCGCTTCTAATTTGATAGTATTCCCAGAGTGTCAACTTATAGACCCTGATAGTCCTGTGTCGTCAATCATGGTAAACTCTTCTCTTGCCTCGTTCAGATGGATTGAGGTAACATCATCAGGTCAGACGGAAATTGCAACGCAGAGCGGCAGCACAAAGGAAGGTTATCAGGTTGTCGTATCAGGTGAAAGCAAGGGACAGATAACCGTCAGTTCCAACGCTGTTGTAGGTGTAAGAAGAACGCTTCGTTTTGTAGGTACATGGGAAGATTCTGTAAGTGGATATTCCTACAGATTTACTAAAGATATTCCTTTGGTACTAGAAGATGTTACGGACGCTAGAGCCTCCATAACTCTTGATATGCCAAATACCGACAAATGGAACCCATTCCGTCAACAAGCTACCAGGACCATTAAAGCATTGGTGATGGTTGGCTCGCATAACATGACGGAAAGTACAAAGGTAAAGATATTCTGGTATCGAGTGATGAACGATAAGACCAAGAAACTTATCACTAGTGTAGATGATGAAGAAAATTGGGAGATTACATCCGCTACGACTGGAAAGAATGGTCAGATTACTTCTATCACAATAGACCGCGATAAGATGGGAGAGGAAATTGCCTATGAAGTAAAGTGCTCTTACAGAATAGATGGAAATCTTCCGTCTGAACCAGAACCGGGTGATCCTGTAGCATCTACTACCCTCATAAGATGTTTCCCTCCAATCAGAGCCATGTTCACTAATTCCAATGCTAGGGTGTCTGGTAACGTGAATGTACTATTGAAAGCGATAGTCTCTGACACGCAAGGTGAGATTCCCAATTGGGAGAACATAGCTTTCGCTAATTGGTATATCTGTACTTCTTCCAGAAATAGTGATGGAACAATTTCGACAACCAGAACTCTTATCGGCACTGGATCACAAATATCTGTAGAAGCAGATAAGGCTAAGTTTATTCAACTGGAGATATGTGATCGTGGTGCTACCGCAGCTATGGTTGACGATAAAGGTAGCTATCTTGTAGATGAAGATGCCAGACTCATTGAAAAGCCAGTAATTGTTTAATCTAAATATAATTCAGTATGGCATATTATGTAAAAGTTAAGCCAGAGGTGAAGGAGAGGATTCTTCCTTCTTTCGTAACTGGCACAAAAAGTGCTGATGGAAACATTATTTTGTTTCAAAGCGACTTGAATGGTGTGACCGGTCTTACACTTAGTGAACGTACAGAGAAAGTCGGTGGTGCACTTCTTACCCCTGAGCAAACTCGCATGGAGATTGATGGAACAGTAGAAAATCCAGCAAAGTGCTATGACCCTGACGAGGTGAAAGAGGATGCTGCTAAAAAGGAAAGCGAGGTGAATAATGGCTAATGCAAAAGCATCTACAACCGGACAGATTACCGTTGTGAGCAATGGTACTACTTTTTACACCGTTATACAATGTCAGTTAGGTGACTTGTATCAAACATATCTTGGAGATGCTGATGCACCTACAAATATTGCTCCTGACTTCGAAGCCAGTGGAGTAACCAAGCCAGTATTAGTTTTTCTTGCCTACTCTTCCGAGGTTGGTAGTGGAAATGGACTCGCATCCATAGAAAATGCTAACATGCATTGGTTTATTGGTACTACTGAAATTCTGTTTGATTCGCAGGGAGTATCGAAAAATACCTTCGGTGGGGAAACTGGTCATTTCACAAAGACAACGCAGCAGATTGGTGACGCTGAAAGCGGCTATCTCAAAGTTCAGGCTTTACAAGTAAATAAAAACCTTGTAAAGGTGAACGGGTGTAACTCCTTCCTTATTAGAGGTGAGGCAGATGTTTCTGTTGTAAACTCTTCTGTTAAACTATCTAGCGCATACCAGGTGTCAATTACCCTTGGAACAGAAAACACCAAGAAGGTAACGATTGTCGCAGGTGATACTAATTATTTCACCATTCGCACAAAGAATGGAACTTGCAAACTTCGGGCACAGGTTGATAACAAATCTGCTGCAGGTCTTGGATATACATTTAAATGGTATATTGAAGAGGGTGGAGCATGGAGCCTACAGACTGAGACTTCTGATGTTTTTACAATATTGGAGTCACAGGTAAATTCGTCTGCCTTGGTTAAGGTGGAAGTATACAAGAATGACGACTTATATGGACAGGACGTACAAACCGTGAATGATGCTTCCGACCCTTACAATATTCATGCAAACCCTTGTGATGAAAATGGATTCGCTACAGTGGAACAATTTACCAGAGGAGATGGAAAGACTATATACTATAAGCCTATCCTCTGGTATAATGATAATGGTGTACGTAACACCGTTAAAAATCAAAAGTTCAAGATGTGGATCTATGATAATGCCGGTGTTTCACTGCAAAAATTCGAAACTCCAGCCGAAACCTTTGAAGTTACTAGCGAAATGATTGTCGGCCATGGTGGAGCAACCTATATTATTCAAACATCAGATTAGCCTATGGGAAGTAATATCTTAGCAACAACGACAGGATCTATTGCAGAGATAGAGAAGGGAGAGAAGGGCGCAACAGAACGCCCTCGTCCTTGGGAAGACATCCCGGATGGCTCTGCAATCGAATCCGGAACAGGCAATGAGCAATGGATTGACATTGTTCTGTATAGGGATGGATTCTACCAGTGCATCAGATCATTCACGAAGGGCAATGGTGTCGTGCCTACGAACACGATATATTTCAAGTCTATTACGGACTATAAGCGGCTTGCAACTGGGTTATTCCTTGCACGTAAAGCGTATATCCACAACCTTGGTGTTGACAACATTCTCATTACAGACCAAGGAGAAGGTAAAGGCAATGTGCTTCTTAAGGCAGATAAGAACGGAATCGTGTGCAAGGGTGGAACTTTTGAAGACATTACGGTAGCGTGCAAGGGTACTTTCGAGGGGTCAGCTAAAGCAAATATGTTTTACGGTACAGTCAAAAAAGTAACACCCGGTACTACTTACCAAATAGACATAGAAAGTGAGCCGTATAATTTCTACTATGTGGAAAATCCGACTAAACGTACATTTATAATTTTGCCAAAAGCTGCAAATTGCGATGGTCTGGAGATTAATATCTTTACCAAATTGTTGCCGTCGTCGAGTTCTTTAAGCTATCGTACAATCGTTGAAGCACAGACCAATGACGATTTATATGTTAAGCAAAACACAGCCATCGTGCCAAGCAACATAGCGGTAGAAAAAATTAATGTTGAGTACACCAATTTCAAAAACGAAAGCGTTACAACAACAGCAAATAGCTATATACGCTTTAAATGTATCGGCAGCGCATGGTATGCTATTAGCGGACAATTCACAGGTGAATAATTTAGTAATACATTTTAGATTATGGCAATACAAACAAAAAGAATGAGCGACTGGCTATCTCAGAACGGAGAAGCGGTCACGAACGCAAGCAAGGCAAGCATGCAGGCTTATCTTAATCAGAACCTTCGGCCTTTGCAGGATGGTGTATATATCGGCAAGATGCAGAATGACGGATGGGGTTCTCAGACTGGAGACGAAAATGCAGTAATTGGTTCGTATAAAAGAATCGAACCATGGCAGACAACTGGTATCGGTATCTCGTCTGGTGATGCCGATGCAATCGTCATCCAGCATGGTGGCTACAGACTGGGCATTGCTCTGACCGAACCATCGGATGCGATGAAATGGGGAAGCGTGCAGAATGGTAGTTCTGTCGGGTATCAGACATCGGGAGACTTGAATACCTTCGATGGCTCAACACGTACTGCTGGTATCATGGCGAGCAGCTACTATAAGAACGATGACCCTGCAACGTATGGTGTCGCTTACTGCTGGAACTACATGACGAAACGTACTGAGGGCAGTAAGATTTGCCAGATTGGTAAGCATAATTGGTGGCTCCCGACCATGGGAGACCTTGCGCTCATCCATAAGCACTTCGAGACCATCAATCTCGCCCTGCAGCGCATTAGGGATGCCGGGAAACAGTCTGTATCACTCTTGCAGCGGACGTATTACTGGTCGTGTGTTGAGGGTTCAGGCAGCAATGCGTGGTATCTGAATTTCAGTAACGGCCTTCGGAGCAACTACGGTAAGGTAGACAATTCGAGTCGGGTACGTCCGGTTACAGCATTTTAATCATTTTATCTCTTTATCTCTTTCCGTCCGCAGGACGGTCAATGAAGGTGTTGAGGCTATAAATAATAAGTATAACAATATCACGGATTAATTAGCAGTAAAAGGTTTTAATATCAGATGGCATTAGCGAAGGATTTGCAGATATACAAAGATACGTTTGAACTTGTGGATAAACTCACGATGATGAAGGTTGATTTTCCGAGAATGTATCGGTACGATTTAGGCGAGAAGATGACAAGTGTTGCACTGGAACTTTTCGAATACATCCAGTTAGCCAATATGTATGCGGATAATCGGCATAAATACATGATGGGCTTCCGTGTAAAGTTTGAACTTCTTAAGACAATCCTTCGTCTTTGCTTTCGGAGAAAGTTATTCTCAGAAAGGCAGTCAGCTGATATATGCAGACTGACAACAGTCATCGGAAGACAGGCTACAGCTTGGGGAAATTCTAAGAAAGGTTAGTCCTGCTTAGAAGAAAGCTAGAGTATTGCAGGTTAAGGCTTGTAGTAGAATGTGATTCTTCATTTTGTAATGGTCTCGTTGCTGTCAAGTCGCATCATCATTTGTGCGATGAAGCGAAGCAGCTAAGATGTACAATAGAAAGCGAGAAATTAGCGGACGAATTACTGGTCGTGTGTTGAGAATTCAGGCAACAATGCGTGGAATCTGAATTTCAGTAACGGCAATCGGAACAACAACGGTAAGGTAGACAATTCGAATCGGGTACGTCCGGTTACAGCATTAATTAGTAGAATTAGAGAAACAATAGTAATGGTAAAGGCTGAGGATATGATGGCAGCATACTTTGACTGCCATAAGCATAAAGCATCATCGCCTGATGCGATAAGATTTGATATAAATCTTTTTGAAAATATCACGGATTTGGTTGAACAGGTAAATTCTAGAACTTACGAACCTCTGCCATCCATTACCTTCGTTGTATCTCGACCTGTATACCGAGAGGTTTTTGCTGCTAATTTTCGTGATAGAGTTATTCATCATTATATTGCAATTCGTTTAGAAAACCTCTTTGAGAACATTTTTAGTGACCGCACGTTTAACTGTAGGGTAGGAAAAGGGCAACTTTATGGCGTAAAGCAGTTAGCTGCCGATGTAAAAGAATGTTCTCAGAATTTTACAAAGCCGTGTTGGTATCTTAAATGCGACATGAAAGGATTCTTTATGAGTATTCCTCGTAAAGCTCTTGCTGATAAAGTTGATGCGTTTATAACTGATAATTACAAGGGAGACGATATTGAAGATTTACGATACGTTTCAAGAATAACCATTATGAATGATCCAGCTAAGAATTGTATTAAACGTTCATCAGAAGAAATGATGAAGAAGGTTCCGCCCGGCAAAACTCTTAGAGGAGCAAAAGAAGGGCATGGACTTCCTATAGGTAATCTTACAAGTCAGCACGATGCCAATTTCTGGCTAAGCGATTTCGACTGGATGATAGAACTGTTTCTGCATATTTATTGGCATGGCAGATACGTAGATGACTTCTTTCTAATACATCAGAGTAGACAGGTATTAATCGCCTCGATACCCAAGTTGAGGTCATATCTATCTAATATTGGTGTAACGCTTCATCCCAGGAAGATAGATCTGCAGTCTGTATACAAAGGTATCAAATTTACCGGAATGGTAGTAAAACGTGATAGAATATATGTAAGTAATCGTATGGTTAGTAATTTCGAACAGCTCATTCACCATATGAATACTTTGCCAGAAAATTGTACCATTGAGGATTTGCAGCATTATGTATGTTCCATAAACAGTTATCTTGGGTTAATGAAACATTGTAATAGCTACGACATAAGAAAACGCATCATACTAAAAATGGATTTGCGCTTTTATAAGTATTTGTATATAGAAGGTCATTATGATTGTGTTCGCATCAAATATAAATACAAGAGAGATGTAATCAATCGGAAGAAACTAAAGAAGAAAAATAACAGAGATTTCGAGTTTTTAATGGATAATTACTATGATTCACAATACAAAGCAAGTAAAGGTACTGAACAGAATACCCACAGAGAATGAAATCAATCTTATTCTTGACCAGCATAAAGAAGTTGAAATTTACATGAGAGGGAATGACATAATAGAGGAGATAACTCCTATCTAGTAAGCATTTGCTACAAGCCTTCTTTGGGTATATGCGTAGAAATGGTCCTTACAGATTGTTACTTTAGCAAAGTTTAACTATAAAAATATTGCTCAAAATAAATATTTTTATGCCGAATTGTTTATTTTTGCAGTACTTTCCTTATTATTAAGAATGAGGAACTAAGAACAAATAATAAATCCAAAAACAAAAGGAGGAGAATTTATGACTAAAGAGGAAGAAGATGAAGTACATCGGTTAGTTCAATCAATCGGTGTTGTACAGTTGTCAAGAGTAATGTTTAAGGACATGGACGTTAGCGAAATGATAAACGTCATTATCCTTGCAGGTAGAGGCTACAGCATAAAGCTACTCACTTGGTTTAAGTATTATTGTGAAGTGATGCCTCTGTTTATCATGCTTTTTCATATTGCATGCATGGTAACATTTGCGTCTCATGAAAAAGAAATGTGCGTATGGTTTAAGGAGAATTGAGTATCGGCAGCATTTATCTATTTTTCCGTTTACATCCATCCGCTTGTGCTTATAATTGCGAGCAGATTCTTTTGGCTCTGCTACAGATGGCGTATTCCGATGATCATCTACCTATTTGGGATAAATGCTATTCATATCGTATACTGGAATGTTTTTACCACCAACGAAATGGTGGAAGCTAATGTTGTAATACTTGTAATGACCATTATATTTTATATATATGGTTTTGCTGATAAGTATTTCTCAGGCAAGGGCTGTCAAAGTTTAATCTCTAGATTATAATGATATGGGAAAGTTATTTGGTTATCACACCTTGGGAGTGTTATTAAAATCGTTATCGGATTCTTGTTTTCGAGCAGACGAGCAAGAGAAGAGAGGGGAGAAGGTAACTGCTTGCGGAATGAGTAGCGATGAGATAGAAGACCTTTGTGAGAACTATCTGCCGTATGCTCTCAACCCAATGATGACTGCTGGACAGGTGAAGAAGGAGGCGCATATCAGCGAATCTACCCTAAGAAGGGCTATCGCTGACGGGGAGCTGGAAAGCGTGGGGAACGCTGGGGACCATAGCCATTTCTTCAAGAAATGGGACGTTAAGGAGTTTATCAAGAAAAGACAGAAAAGAAACAAGAACTAAGCCCTATCGCAACACGGATAAGCGATATGAATATGGTAACATTTTTATTTGTAGAGTGTGCTATCATTATAATGTTGAGCGTTTCGTTTAATATCTTTGTTTGGTGGACAGGAGATTATAAACGCAAGAAGTGGTTGTTTGCGTGGCTAACATTTATCAATGTGATAGCGATTGCTGGAACCATCATTACTTATTTTATGGGTAAATAACAGAATAATGAAGAGAAGCTGATGAGGCTTCTCTTTTTTGATATGGGTCTATGTCACCTTAAATCATTGGAAATCAGCCACTAAAAGAATGTTTGATAGAGTTATGAAACATGTAGATATTTTGGGATAACTTTGCTGCCGTAATCGATTACATGTGTGAATAAACAAAATGTACAACTTTTATTACTTTAGGAATTATGGCAGAAGAAGTAATTAAGACTACCTCTTGTTGCAACGATGCAATGATGGGTGGTTTGCTTGGAGCGATGGCAAATCGTGACAGCAATCCTTTGGCAATGGCGGCTATGATGCGTAACCGTGACGATGATGATATGTGGAACAATCCTTTCGCCTACATGATGATGATGGGCATGATGCGCTATATGTATGGTGCAGACTGGAACAATCGTGACAATGGCGCAGACGTGCAGCGTGCGGAGATTCAGGGTCAAATCGAGAGTTTGCGCAACCAGATGGCAGACAACCAGAATAGCAACTTGCTGATGGGTGCCATCCAGGGTAACGGCAACGACCTTAAGATGTTGGCAAGCAATCTGAACTGTGACTTCAACGCCTTGCAGAACTCTATCTGTGGCATCCAGGCAGGCATCCAGCAGCTTGGCGGTCAGGTAGGATACTCGGCAGAGCGAGTAATCAACGCTATTTCGCAGGGTAACTTGCAGATGACAATTGCGCTTAAGGATTGCTGCTGCCAGACGCAGCAGAACATTATCCGTATGGGTTATGAGAACCAGATGGGCCAGAAGGACATCGTTAACCAGATGCAGCAGGGCTTTAGCTATACCAACACTGGTATAGAAAGAGCAGCTTCGAACCTCGGTTTCCAGATGCAGCAAGACAAGTGTGACATCATCCGTGCAGGTGAGAACAACACCCAGCGTATTATTGACACCTTGACAGGTCATTGGAGCCAGGAGCAAGCAAACGAGATTCAGGACTTGAAGTTCAAGAACTCACAGCTGCAGCAGAACATCTACCTTGCCAATCTGATGAATGGCGGTTGCGGATGTGGCGCAGGTGTAGCAGGTGGCTATCAGTAAAAAAGTAAAGAATGAAACAGAAGCGTAGTGGTATGAACAAGATTTCTCCAGTGGGTTTGGCTACTACAGCATTGGTAGCCAACCAAGTTTCAGTCTTAGCTACTTACAATGAGAAGCTTTGCAGACCTTATTGCGTGAATGGTAATGTGCAGCCACAGGCAAGCATAACCTACAGTTATGAGCAGCCTATCCTGAACGGTACAACGGTGTTTGTGCCTATCGTGGCAACTATCTCCATCATTACGCCTGTAACAGGCAACAAAAACATGATGAGAGCACAGCCGTTGATTTACACGGAAAGATGGGTAGCAGCCTTCCAAGGGCAGACAGCTCTGCCAACGGCTGTGACCATCACCAGCGTAGGCAGAACGCAAAAGGCAAACGATGTGGTATGCGGAAAGGCTAGAGGCCTGAGCATATTTGACAGTCTAACCGTAGCATTGACTACTGCTTAGTATTATAGGGGGAAATGGTGGATGGTTTGTTAGCCATCGTTTCCCTCGCATTATCCATTTTAAAAGATACGATTATGATATTTAAAGATTTAAAGGCAGGTTTCCCAGTCTTTTTGTTTGACCGGGCGACTAGAAAATTCAAGCAGGGTAAAGTGATGAATACTCCAAGCCCTGATATAAGTGGTAGCAAACCCAACATGATGCCACAGATGCCTGGTATGCCAAACTTTGGCACCATGAACGTGAAGGTGAATGTTCAGACGGAAGACGGAAAACAGTCAACCTATTCAGTAGTTGATACTGAGCAAACAGCATACAGCGACACCCTTGTAATCTCCTGTAGTAAGGAGAGTATCATCAACGAGGTAAACGCATTGAAGAACCAAGCCAATGACATCATAAATAAGATGCCGGACTTCGAGCAGACCGTAAAGGACTGTGATCAACTTCTCTCAGAGTTGGACACAACGTTTCGTGACCAGCAGAAAACCAACGAAAGACTCGACCAGATGGAGAACAAGCTGGACGAGATTTTCAAATTTGTCAAATCACAAAAACAAGAATGATATGAACTTAGTAGAACTTATAACGAAATATCAGAGTGACGCCACACCGGAGCAGATGGTGAAGGTAACCAAGATCATCGGCAAGTTTGTGGCCATGCACGCAGAGGAAAATGACCTCCTGAAACTCTATAAGGAGATTTATGGCGTAGTGGGTAACGGCCACTTCAACGACTTCTTTGCTGATGTTCAGATCAAGAAGATGGTGTTTGAGGATGACAAGGAGGTTGAGCATCGTGCTCCTTACTATACCATGGCCAAGACGCAGGAAATCTATGAGACGGTGAAGGACGAGATACGGCCATATAATCAATGGGATTTTGCCGTGGTTCTGAACATGATCTACTCTGACAACTATAATCTGATGAAGAAATGGTTTCCGGAGGACAGCGAGGAGCAGATGATGGACAAGATGGTGGACCTTGCCGTGAACTGGCTGAGGGATGATGATAACCCTTATGGCCATTGTAAGGCTTGGGGGTACTTCAACCATTGAAATGTTGAATGTTGAGTGTTGAATGTTGAGTTTGTGGGAAATTCCATAATGACTAGAGATATATAAAAGAAAACTATCAGAAGAAGAGAATGCAGGCGGAAAATGGGCTTGTGTTCTCTTTTTTCGTATGAAGTTGCGCAACTTATCACAGATAACTGGGAATGATGGCTTAAATTTGCATCGTTTCCATAACGGAGTGGGGACGGAAAAATGAAAAAGAAAATGAATGATATTCGAGGTTACTTAATTGGGACGATATGGACCTTTCTGAGTCTGCTGGTTCCCATCAGGGATTTTATGATTGCCATGATGGTATTATTTGGGCTGAACCTGGTGTTCGGCATCGTGGCTGCAGTGTTTAACGGTGAAGAATGGAGCTGGAAGAAATTCGGTATGTTCTTCGTCTGTTGTGCGGTGTTCTTTGTGACGGTGGCAGCTCTGTTCATTATCGGTCACTTTCTTCACTCGGACACTGAGGCCTTGTTTTGCGTGAAGTGGGTGTGTATAGCTGCAACCTATCTGTTCACGACCAACATATTGAAGAACCTGAGACGGATGCTAGTGCCTGATACGCCATTTTATAAACTTGTGGAATATGCTTATTATGCGCTTACACTTGGATTTGTGGAGAAGTTTCCGATGTTCAAGAAATACCAAGAATTTAAAAACAATAAGGAAAATGGAAATGAAGGAAATCAGATTAGAGCAGCTGCTGATGGCAATGCCTAACGCAGGGAAGAGGGCAGAGAAGTTTCTGCCATACCTGAACCAATTTGCCGAGGAGTTTGAAATAAACACGCCTTTGAGATGGGCGCACTACTTGGCTCAAATTGCACATGAAAGTGGTGAACTGAGATATACCAAGGAGATTGCCAGCGGAAAGGCGTATGAGGGAAGAAAAGACCTTGGTAACACCCATAAGGGTGATGGTGTAAGGTATAAGGGGCGTGGGCTGATACAGATAACAGGGCGAGCCAACTATAGCAAGTATGCCGGATATTGTGGCTATGATGTAGTGGAGAAGCCTGGACTGCTAGAACAGCCTCTTGGTGCCACACGTTCATCGATGTGGATATTCGATACTTTCGGATGCAATGAATTGGCTGACGAGGATAATCTGAAAGCAATAAGACGGAAAATTAACGGTGGCTACAATGGTCTGGACGAATGCGAGGAGTATTTGAAAAGGTCAAAGCGAGCACTCAATATCTCATAGCTTATGAAATCGAATCATTTAATTATCTATCTGTTTGTATGGATAGCTTATTTCTCTGTACTCTTCCTTACGAGCTGCAAGACGAAAACCGTGATGCAGGAGCATTATATCACAGACAACACTGTGAGCAAGGGTTTGGATGCCAGTTGGCAGGAGCGGTTTATATCAGCCTTCGAGCAGATGGCTACATACCGTAACCGGGAGCATGAGACTTCGACCAAGGAGACAACTCATACAAAGGATAGTACTTCGACCACTGTAGACCAGAATGGAAAGCCTATCAAAACAGAAAGTTGGCACTCTGTTGTGACCCATAGAGACACTAAAGAGGTGACGAAGCTACAGGATTCTATCTCTACTATGAGTAAGAAGGTGGATAAATATCAACTCTTGATCGTGCAAAAGGACAGTCTGATTCGGTTAAAGCAGGACTCTATCCATGTATTGAGTAGAGAACTGAGCAAGGCAGAACAGAGGTATATTACCCTGGGGAAGTATACAGCCAAGATCATCTGGACCCTGGTAGTTGCAGTGATTGGTTTGCTGATTTGGTTGTGGCATAGAAAGAAATAAGGCTTATGAAAACGATAACTATAAAAATAGTGAAAAAGAGCGTGATGGGCGTGGTAGAGGGACTATCTGCCACGATTGCGCAGCATAACCCGGAGGTGGACTTTCAGACCGTCTGGGCGAGTGATGGAGAGGAAGCGAAACTGGATATATACTATCGGGAGGCGATAACCGACTTGGAAAACTTCTTGGCAAGATTCTCTTCTTCGACCACACAGCAGTTTGACCTACAGGCACTGGCTGATGATTTCTCAATTACCATCAAGACTTTGGTTTCTTGGCCACCTAGACTAAGTGGGGTTCTGACGAACCAAATACAGAACTATCTGGTTCATGCTATCCTTGCCGGATGGCTGAGCGATTTCCCGGATATGAACCATACGGACTATGCCAGTATGGGAGCGAGTGACCTTGACGCAATTAAGGAGATTTTGTTAAAGAAAGACTTTAGCTTTGCTGAGGCTGCAAGAACTGCTGACGATACAGAGAAAGAAGGGTCTTCGGCAGTTGATGCTGTTGCCAGAGGTTCTGATGCTGTTGTAAAGGATCATAGATATTCTTCTACAGAGAGAAGGGGAGTGGATGAAATGGAAAAGGATGCTTCTTCCTCTTCTACTTCAACGAGAAGCGAGGATGATTCTGATAAACAGATGAATGTGCAATCTGCTTGGGCAAGAACTTCGGACGGTGTAGGCAAGGAAGACAATTCTTTGGATGCTGAGGCTAGAGGCTCTGATGCAACAGTAAAGGATGGCAATACTCTTGATGCTGAGGCTCGAAATGAGGATGCGGTAGACAAGGATGAGCAGAGAGGGCTGAAAGGATCAGAGCGTAATCAGGACTTCGTTTCGCAACACTTCCATCATGATCATGTAGACTGGAGCGGAGGTAGGCCGCCTTATGAACTGAGGTAGATTTATTAATCATCTAAATATTTCGAAATATGGATAGTAAACTAATTACTTTGAACTTTAGCATGGAGCAGCTATGCAATGACATATTGGCTCGATGCTATGTGTTGAGCCAGGGACTGGTGGATGATGCCCAGAAGGACATCAGAGCCACTATTGAAAGCCCTGACAGTAAAGAGACTCGCAGCATTATTAATCGCGCAGTAACAGAAGCCATCGGCAATATCAAGGTTGCAGCTCAGCGTTATCTGACTACCGGACGTGTGGAGGATAACAACAATCTTGAGCGACTTGTTAAGGGTACGAAGAAGTATGTGTACACCGATAACAAGAACGGAACTTGGACGGAGGTAGTGACCACAAGTATCATCGGACAGGAAGATGAGGAAGTGACTACTACCGTGAATAAGGCTGGTAATGATCGGGAGGAAAGTATCTATGAGACTGTTACCCTGAAACTGGAGATTCCGAACTGGAATGTGGCTGTGACGGATGCGCTTAAGAGCAATATGCACCGGTATATGGTTGACTATACGATGAGCCAATTTTTGCAGGATCAGTATGCAGACAAGGCTGGACAGTATGGGAATAGTGCTACAGCAGACTTCAATAATATTAAGAGCAACCTGCTGAGCCGGGATAACTATACTTTGAGACGGCCGAGCTTTACGTAAGAGGCTATTGGGACAGGCGATAGAATCGCCTGGAACGGTGGCTTTTCTGCTAGAACTTTTTTTCTTCTTTCGTTTTAGGTGTGTTTATGGAAAGAGCCTTCGCTTCGGGATTACTCCTGATTTGCGAAGGCTCTTGTTTTTTTGACATGGCTTAGAAAGCCATGGAACGGTGGCTTTTCTTTTTAGAACTTGCTGAAACGCCTGATGATTTCGAGGCGCGTAGCAAAGTATTGATTCATTGATTTCATCTTCAGGTATAGGGCGATGCGGAAGAAACGATAGCTGTGAGTAGCCATGTAGCTGGACTTCATGCCGCCCAAGCGACCAATGTAATGCCAATTCTGATTATCATTGCTACCATATAACCACATGATTGGTATGCTGCCAGACGTGAGGGAATGGATATAGCCTGTAATGGAATCAGGTACGTTATCTTCATCGAACTTCAAGGTACGAGTAACTATGATACCATGATACTCTGTTGTATCTTCGTAATCGTAACCCTTATCAAGCACCATCACGCTGCCATCCCTATATTGTATGTAGGGGTGTGGGTATGAATTGATTGCCGTGAGCACGTTCTGTATAAGGAAAGTGCTCCAAGCATTATCCTTGATAGAATAGCAGAGTGCCACCGTATCAGCCGTAGAGGTCTTACTCGTCTGTGTAACATCCAGGCAGAAGATGCGAGAGTTTTTGTAGTCGTAGATGACCTGACAACGCTGGAAGAACTCTATTGGCGATGAAGTAAAATCAATGAGTTGACGCATCTGAGCCTTGATAGTCTTGACAGATTCGCTATCCCCTTCTGCATCAACGAAGAAGTTGAGGAACTTACCTAGGCTACCGGAAATGTTGAAGCCGGGACCATCTAAGACATCGGACATGGAAACCACCTGAGATTCTGCTATGCGACTGATTGAGCGGTTTGTGGCGAAAAGCACGGACTGGTCAAGCTGAGTGATAGACTTCGGATTGCTGCAAACCTCACGACTAATCGGGTGGATGCTGCTATAGGTGCCTTTGGAAGAGACTTCCATCGCCCAGATACCATCGGTAGAGAATGCCATTAATGGGTACTGACCAAACTGACCCTGTGAGAGCGCACGCGTGGTGGAGGCTATTCCCTGTATGGTTCCGATACCTACGGTATTGATTCCGTTTAATGGGAAATAGAAGGCATTATCAGACTCTGAGGTGTAGATCTTATTGGACAGTTCCACTACATCATCAACCGTATAATCAAACGAATCAACCTTATATTGCTCGAAATTGTCGGTTAAAAAAATGTCGGTGAAATCTCCCATGTGCATTGCTCCATTCAGTTCTTCGCATTGTTCCAGAGGGAAGACGAAGATGGCATCATTATCAGAATAATCCTTACAGAAGATAGCCATTTTATCAGCTCTGGAATCCGGGTAGAACTTGACAAGGTTGCCGATCATGAAGCCATCAATATCCTGACGAGAGAAGAATTTGTCGCTACTTTCAACATATTTCGTTCCGGAAGTGGTGTTGAGGCTAACTACAATTTTCTGAATTTTGTACCTTAATCCCTGGTAATTCGTACTATCATTGTATTTAAGGTTGTACTGACCTGGTAGCATAACATAACCGCTGAATCCTTGAAACAGTTTCTCTTTCAAGCCGTACAGATTGAGGCGGTGGTTATAGACATAGCCACCTTGTGCGAAGAGCGAGTTATGAGTTTTGTAGTCATCCTTCATCTGTTCCTGTAATGATACCTGATAGACTGCATTCTTGTCAACAGGTAATTTCTTCGCTGAGCAAATTGCTAAATCTGATAGTTTCAACGAACAGACCTTGTAGAAAGCAGAGGTGTTCTTTAATTTGTTACGATAGGCATCTGGACTAAGTGAAGGGAAATCTACAGAAGCGCCTCCAACATATTGTTTACCTTCATCAGAAGTGAGAGATGTTTCAAAAGTGAGTGATAGTAAACCTTTTCCTAGCATGAAATTTCTTCTATTATACCTGATACTTGAAATTTGCTTAGATGTGTCAACGTTAGAAATAGGAGGCGTAATGAATATATCTACCGATTTGATGACATCCTTCCATTCTTCAAGTTCTTCACGTTTTGCGTCCAGTATAGTATAGTTTAAATCTACATTTCGTGGATAATAAATAAATGCTGCCTTTGTGATATGTACACTGAATTTGTTATTATTTCCATCTATGCGCTGAAGGGTAAAGTCATCATTGGTATCGACGACATAATTAGTAAAACTTGATAAAGCGTTAGCCGACAGCACCATATAGCTATCAGGAATTTGCACTGGTATAAATACAGGTGAAGAGTGCATAATCATGGAACCATCAAACATTCTATAGCAATATCTAACAAAGAAATTTGCATAGAAACGTCCATTACGAGCAATAAGATTGTTTGTTCGATTGACAAGTGCATAGATGCTCTGTGTAAGATCGGACTGCTTGTCTTCTTTAATTGTAAGACATTCAAATTCTCTGATAAAAAGATCTGTTATGCTCGTGGAAATTTTTACCTTATCAAAAACGTCATTGCAGGAGTATGTGGTTTGCTGGAAGACTTCCCGGAAACCTTTAACACTACCTTCTGTTACTATTCCACCATTACTGTAGTTCTCTGGGTAATCATCGGAAATAGAAAAGGCGATTTCTACGAATGGAGGCTTCTGTGACAGATATTTATAGCCACCATCCACCCATAAAGCATAGTGAATACCATCTGTAGCTACAATGATAAGCGTATTACCGATGGAATTAACGGAAAGAACCGATGCTTCGTAGTCGAAGGACTTGATAGGGGTGGTTGAGCCAAGAGATCCATCCTGAAGGAACCAGTAGATGGCTGATGAGGCTATGGCTATGAGATGGCGGTAATTGCCAGTTTCGTGTACATAAAGAATCTTAGCCACTACACCATTAATGGTGAGTGGCTGAGAGAGGGGTGTTCCTGTGACAATAGAAGGGCGCAATGCGCCATCATGCAGCTCTAGATTGCCGCAGAGGGATAGCGCACCGTTTTCTACTGCCATTTCATCAGGAGTGAGGCTGAGGCCTTTGTATCTAATTGATTGTTGCATATTTCTTAATGTTTAATATTTTACTATCGGCAATGCTCGCTGTCGGCCCTGTTGACGATAGCCAAAGCTGGACAACTGACGCCATCTACATCGAGATTTATAGTTTCATTTGCCGTAACCAGTTCTATCTGCTTAGTACCAGTCGGGATATTCCGTATATAGCTAAGCAAGAAACTGACGGTAGAAACATTACTGGCATGGAGCTGCCCCTTACGGCCAGACAGTTTGATGCATACATCTTTAGCTTCTAACTCCGGTGTGGACTTGATTACATACATCTGCTTACTTGGCGTATAGAAACAGAAAAAAATCTTATCACCCGGATGGAGATCCAGCAGTTTGCAAGGACTAGACCTTAGAGTGATACGCCCATTCAGATTAAGGGCAAGTCCTCGCTTCTGAACGCGAGGACGATTGAGAATAATGACATCATTTGTTAGCTTCATGATCTGTAGGTTTGTGGAGCCAGAAACGGAAATAATCGTTTTCGGCATCCTGGTTTCGTACTTTGACGTATTCTCTGGTAACATAGAAATGCTTCTTGCTAAGAGTAGGGTTGAGGCCGTAATCGTTCAGCATCATAGCTGGCTCTACTCTGCCATCGAAGGAAATCTCATACCAGTAGCGGTGGAGAAAGAACCATGGACGAAGACGGACCTCCTGAATGGTGGTATAATTACTCTTGTCTGCTCTGCATGGAACGATACTCCAGCTACCATCCTGCCAATGTTCCGTGGTCACTTCTCCACCTGGTGCCATTTCATGTTTCTTGATGATGGACTTCTGGATCTTGACGAGAAGGCAAACATCGGCAGTGAAGACCTTAGCCATCTTGCCATGGCAGAGCATAACGAAGCGGCCTTTCTTATCAGGAAGGAGGCTACGCTGTTTGCCCGGCTTATTGATGACACAGACGGTGGAGAGGAACTTATGGCGAGCCATGGAGAGAAAATCGGGCAGTTTTGCCTTGGCGTGCATGCGGTCGATGACCTTCTGAACCTTTTTGAAGTTTTTCTCTGCCTGAGTCTCATGAATCGTGACTGGAGATTGAGGCAACTGATTTTTTTCCTCACGTATCTTCTTTACGTTTTCACGAACCTGCTTCTTAGTAGGGACTTCTAGAAGATGACCGGTTTTCTTATCGAGTTTGTATCTTGTTTTTTGCTTTTCCATAATGAGTAGTCTTTAAATGTTGCCAGAGTTGAGGCAGATGATTTCGAAATGGTGCTTTTCGCAGATGTCGTTGCCGTTGGCCATGCGATGATTGAAGGAGCAAGGAATGTGCTTGTTGTACAGATCGCACTGAAGGCAATGCTCAGGCACTTCTTCCTGTTCTTTGCTACCAACTTCATTATCTATTGGCTTACTGGGTACAGCCCTGACAACACGACCGAAATGGTCATAGAGTTGACCGGGAACGATACAAGTAGCCTCACGGAGGGATGGGAGATTGTAACCCATCTGGCGGATAAACCAGAGGCGTAGGTAAATGATTAAACGTTTCAACTTTTTCATATATGATTGATGTTATATATTAATAATGTGGGTAAAGGTACGAGAAAAATGAGGATAAAAAGTGATAACTTGCGCAACTTCGGCCATAGTAGACCGAAATGCGCAAGATTACTACTTATTTTTCGGACTTCTCATCCTTTTCCTCGCTAGAAGTGGATTGATGCTCGAAAACATCCATGATCTTAGTCTCGGACAGACTCTTGACCTCGTAATCTATCATGGTTTTACCCATCACCTCGTCAATATAGCGGCGAGCACGTTCAAGACTCTTTGCCTGTACGAGATAGGTAACGTAGGAACGTTTCTCCTTTTCACTCTTCTCATCAATGGTGATGAAGGCAAGACGAGCCTTGAACCAGAGATCATCATCGCAGATGTCAGAGAAGAAGATTTCTCCATAGGCAGCTCTGTTGATATTAGCCACTTTCAGTTCGCCAGATACATAGACACTCATTTCGTCAATGATTTTGGCTTCTGCTTCGGTGAAAGAGAGAGCATCTACTGTGTAGAGTTCCGTAACTATTTTTTCGGATCCGTCTTCATGCGTCTTATTGTATCTTACTTTGCACTCAAACCAGGTTGAGGAGCGAGAGCGGAGAGATTGGTAATTACCTGTGCCGATGATTTTTTCTGTTGCTTTGTTTACTTTGACTGCAACATTTTGTGCAGTCTCTTCTTTCTTTTCTGATTTTTTCATAATTCTTTGTTTTTTATTTGTTATACAATATTTTATTGATTTCTTCGTCTGAGAGAGGTTTTCCATCCTTGCCGATATACTTTTTCATCCTGAAGATCATTGTACCAGGTGTGGGATTTCGTAAGTAATCATTAAACATCACATTCGCCAGTTCTTCATCAGTGGACTGGAAGAGGCTATGAGGAGGGCATTTGTATGGACGTTCCATGACGTGGTACTGAATGGTGTAGCCTTGTTTGCGAAAGTCTTCTTCCTGAAAATGGATGAGTTGCTTATCAATCTTTGCTTCCTTCTCCTTTATGGTATTAAAGAGAGTCTTCACCAGTACTTTGTCAGGATCAGGTTTCTTCTTCTCAGAGAAATACTGCTTAGTTGCCACCCGAAGTTCAGCTACCAGGATAAAGAAGTTCCCATTGTCAGTTTGCGGTACGTTTTTTGGATCAACCTTCATGATGGTTTCGTCAATGCGCTTTTCCAGTTCAATGGATTGGCGTAGGACGCCTTTATCTCTGCGTGCCCAATACTGCTTTTCTAAAGTTCGCATGGAAGCTACTAGCTTACGAAATGCGAGGGCTGCCTGTTCACTCATATTACTTGATGCCTAATGTTTTCTTAATCTTATTGATGCGCTCCTGTTCTATAGGGAGGAGTTTGCCATGTTCGTCTATCCGGCAGAGGAGCCTGAGATTTGGCTTAATGGTAATCCACTTGTGAAGACCATCGTGCTCACGCTTTATCTGCCGAAGTTGGGCTTCTTGCAGTCTTTCGTGCAAATGTTGCTCATGACGAAGTTTACTGATTTCGTTCTGTATTCTGTCCATTGGCATATTCTTCTTCTGATGGGCATTTAATGTATAATGAATCCCATTGGTCTCTACCTACAAATTCAAGTGCTTTATCTACATCTTCAACACGAACAAAATCTAAGTCCATTTTGTTTGGCATATTGCTAATAAATGTATAGCCTCTAGCACATGATTGCATGTATTCCTTAAAATGCTTCTTCTCTTCCTTAGAGAGGTATGAAGGACGATTGACAAGATATTGTTCAAAGTGTTTGAATGATATCTCATTATTATTCTCAATTTTCTTTACGCATGAAGAGAATGACCGAATAGCTTCATCCATTTTCTTAGAAATCTTATCTGTTCCCAAATTCAAATCTCCAAGTTCGACCTTGACCATTGCTAAAAGTTCTTCCGTATCTTTCAACCGAGATATTTTTTTGTTGACAGTATCGGAAGCAGAAGCTAACACCTCTAGAGATCTTTCTAGATTGGCATCATTTTTCTTGATAGCCTCTCTGTATTTGATAAGTTCATCACGCTGCTCTTGAATAATTCGACTTAAACGCTTGTTCCTGTCATCAAAGCGAACTTTGAAGTTCTTGTCTCTTAACGTGCAAGAAATGATGCCTAGCGTGATAATGAAGACCACGCTGAGGCAGATAATTAATGTTATTGTTACTTCCATAATTGTATTTTTTATTGTTCACACTTTTGAATTATCTTTGCTAAAATGCTTTCAACACCCTTTGGTTTGAAGAAGCGATTGGCATTGAGGAGAGACAGGGCTTCTTTTGCATTCTTGTTGATCAATGGCAAACGACCTGCTTGATTCTTATAACTTTTATAATCCGCTTCTAATTGTCGCTTATACGCCTTGCCTTTCTCTAGATAGTCTGCTTCAAGTGCTTTTTCCTTCTCCTTATATTCAGAAATGAGTGCTGCTTCTTTTTTGGCATACTTATCATTGAGAGCCTTTTCCTTGTCATCCAACTTTTTCTCTTTTTCTTTATATTTCTGAACAGAGGATTCGTAACTTTCGCGTGAATCGTCTCGCTGCTTGATGCTACGGTTTATCTCGTCCTTCATTTTGTCTTCAACCTTCAAGCGCACATCTTCAAAGCCAAGGTAAGACTCAGAGGTCTCAACAGTGCGTCTTGGCTTATCATCTTGTGAATACAAAGGGTCTTTGTCAATGCCACGCAATCTACGATATGGTTCACTGAATGTCTCGTACTCTATTTGCACTTCCTTGCGGATGATAACTCTGGAACCGTCTTTGAGGGAAGCGATGGTCTTATCCTTCTCTTTTACGGTCTCTTCTAATTCCTTTACTCGATTCTTCAAGGTTTCGAACTCTGAATAATCTACATATACTTTAGCCATAATTGTTATGATTTAAATTTAACTTTTATATATTTCAGCATTCTCTATTGGGATGTCGTACCACGGAAGGGAATAGCCTTTATCTTTCATTTCTTCTGGCAATTGACAGCGATAATGGCTGCCAAAGAAATTTTGCCAGACTTTATCCACCTCCAAAATCGTACCTGCTGGAAGCTCTGGCTTCGGCTTAAACCATGGGCGTGGATATTTGGTTGTTTCGTGAACATCCTGAGCGCACTTCGTTGGTTTGATTATTTTTATCTTCATTACTTTAATTCTTTTCTTTACTCATTTTTATTGCTTTTCTAGCCAGTTTTCCTAAAGTCGAAGAACTAGCTTCAGGAAAGCCTTCTTTAAACTTTGCTCTTACTGCATGGAATAATTCTCTTTTTCTTTTTGCTTCTCTGTATTTGTCTTGTATAGAAGACAGTTGGCTGATAGCCTCTCCAGCTTCAATGGCAAAGCTATCATCAGAGCATCCTTCAATCTCTGTTGTAATTTGAGACCAAGCAAAACTTATAGCATCGTATTCTGATTTTGTTAAGTATATATTCATTGTTCTAATTCTTGTTTGATAATTCTCAACTGTGATAAAACATGCTCTGCATTGATAAACTTGGAGTCAGAAACAGTTAACGCGGTTTCTATCTCTAAGATGAGCATGTCAACTCTTAATTTGACTTTTAACTCTTTCTCTGTCATACGCTATACCTCCATTTCTAAGTTTAGATCAAGGAATAAAAGGATATGTTGTAACTCATGCAAATATTTGAAGTTGCATAAATGTACACCTCTCCAATACATAGTCCAATTCTTCACATTTTTCCAGATTTCATAACAATCATTTTCTAAATGTTGGTAAATATGGCTATGATTGACTATTTGCCTATAGCCGTTCTTCTCTAGTATGGAAGGAGTAAGAGGGATAGGAACAATATCCTTCACCCATGCACCACTATCACAAAATAGGAATCCATCATCTACAATGGTTTTTCCTTTTAAGTTGGAAAGAGTGACAGAACCTTTCAGTTCAGTGAATGCATTTCCATCTTGCAATGCTCTATATTTATCAGCATTACTTTCTGTGACTCGGTAAACAATTCCTTTTTTCGTTCCGACAGGAATGCCGTTGGTCATAACCAGATCACCTGGTATATAAATTGTCTTTTCCATATTCTTGCTTTGATATATTACATATTTTATGGGACCAGCGATAGAATCGCTGGGAACGGTGGATTTTATTCCCTTAATTGTTCTTCTATTGCTTCCTGAGCAAGGATTTGCTGCCAGTTGGCTTCATGATAATTTCTTGCCTCCTGTTTTTCAGAGAGCTGTGGATCGTAGCCACCGAAACAATAGGTGTCCCATTTCTCATACTCCTTCATAGTATGTGGAGGCTTGGAGCCAGGAGTGGCTGGAATGTAATCCCTAGCGAACTCCTTGGGGAAAACTTTATCTGTTGTTGAGGCTACTGGGTCGATGATTTCGTATTGAATAATACGGTTCTTTCTCTTTTTAGAAGAGCTGTAAATCGGTCTTACCCAGCAGATATTCCCCCTGTAGCTAGACATGAGTCTAGAGAAATAATAGGGTTTCCATATCCGATTGTCTCTGAAAGCCCAGCAGACGCCTGTAGGGGAATCTCGGTTATAATTAGCACTATCTGACTTCCAGCAATGGTTGTAGCCGAGGTCGCTGATGTGGCTATGTACACAGAACTTGCACATTCTCATTTTCTCCTGATCAGCAACCGATGGTGTTGGCTGCATCAGGTTTTGTTTGATGTAATTGCCCATAGATGTATGATTTTAAAGTTCAACCTTTGCATCAGCTAATACCTTATAGAAATTGCAATATGGTGCGACTACGATTGTGATGTTCTCATCAATACGGAAGTATGCATAAACCTCGCTATCTTTTTTAGCTTTTGAAAGAAGTGTAATATGATCTTTACCCAGAAGCAATAAAGCATCAATTATAGCTTTTATATGAACATTATTAATAAAGAATCCTGCTAGTTCTATGACGGCATTATATTCTGGTTTATAACAATTCCTGACATTAAGCTTGAGAAAACCACGACCATTACAGATAGGGCAGTCAAAATCTTTATAATGGATATTTCCTTTCTTGTCTTGACACTCCCATTCTACATAACCGGTACCATCACATTCGTCGCAATCTTCCATATCATATTCCTCATCTTTTACTTTCGGCAGAGAATCGTATGCTTTCTGTAGGCTTAAAAGAGGAATATTCAGTTCTTGCTCTGCTACTGGAGGAAATTTCATATCGAACTTTTCTGTTCTCTCATACTCTCCTTGGCAAACTTCTGCATTGATGTAGATAGCCTTGTGGGAATCTGCAGCAAAAACCTTGTTGTCTTTGAGAAGAGGCATTGCAGAGAGGCTTCCTTTGCTATAGAACAGTCTGAGTAGTTTCTGTTCGTCTACATTTTCATATCCTATCATAGTTCATCCTCCTTGGTAGTTTTACGTTTCCATTCCCCACAGCATTCCCAGTGGAAGCGATGATGGCCGAAGCCGTTGCATGTTCCGCTGTACTTACTGTTTGCTGTAGGCCGGAAAAACTTGCAGCTCTTACAAGAGCGATTGCGGTGAGTGTAAACTAGATAGATGAATGTGCTGGCCATCATTACAAGGCACAGCATGATGATGATGAATCCGATTTCCATATTACTTCTTGTTTTTAATGATTTTGTTTAATACTTGCTTGTTGTGCTCTGTATCATCGATGCTCTGATGATAAGAACTTATTTCCTTAAGGATGCCTAAATCAACTGACAGCATGTAATCATTGACTACTTTGATAAAGTCTTCCAGAGATCGACAGAGAGCGTATTTATAGCCAGCACACTGCCAGTAGTCCTGGAAACGTTTCTGATGAGCTGTCTGATTGTTTGTCTTGCCATACTTCAGTTCGATGCCCAAGCCATGGAATACTTCTGTACCCCTGTTTAAATATCCGTTTTTGCCATTCTTGTATGAAGGGAGAGCCAGGATGAGATCTGGAACGCCCGGCACAACTCCTGATGCAGCGTTGATGGCTATCTTCTTGCCACTGGTAGCACCATCAGCCTCGTTCTTGGGATGGAAGAGGAGAGAGGCATAAGCCGGGTACTGGAGACGGAACCAGCGTACACAAGCTATCTGTAGCTGCCCTTCATGTTGCACCTTCTTCTGTTTGGTAGCAGATTTCTTGGTGTATTCAGGATAATTGCCGTTGAGGCGGTCGATTAATTCTTGTCTGTCCATAATCGTATGAATTAAATTGTTTGTTACTTGTATCTTAGTCCCTGAGGATCGACTGGACATAACTCTGTGTCTTATCATCCAAGTCGGCCAGTGACTGTTCTTCTTCTGCCACCGATGGATTCCAAACGATGCCCAGTTTGGCTAGAGTGCCATTCTTGTAGGCATCTTTTACCATCTTTGCCATGGAACCATTCGGGTTCTTCTTGGCGGCTTCTATCCAGCCTAGATACTTCTGCCGTAGGGCTTCGGTCTGTTCTTTCTCCAATTCCTTCTTGCGCTCTTCTTTCATTCTCAGGCGAGCTTCTATTTCCTCGTTGGTCTCTTCGCGTTGAGGCTGTGTAGGAGAAGGTGGTGGAGAACTTGAATGCTGAGGCTTCTTCCCGGCTGAGGCTACAACTGTAGGATTGTCGAAGGTACCTTCCATCAGAGGCTCGTAGTTCTCCGGATTGAAGAGCCAGTTGAAGGAGATATAGCATCCACCATCCTTGCGCCCTGAGAGAAGATCGGAGTTGAGAGCCTTGCGAAGCATCGGTTCTATATCCTCGAAGGAATAGTCTGAGATAAACTTTGCCACCATCTTCTTGCGGTCGGGAGTCATCTTTGAGATAGGCTTGACCTGCGTGCCCAGAAAGAGGCGATTGAAGAGTCTTAGCACTTCCGAGAACTGAACTTCCGGATCCAACGACTTTTTTTCTTTTTCTTTTTTTTGTGTGTGGGTGTGGGCTTTCTCCTTTCTTTGTTTGTTTTCTTTTATAGGGGGTTCGGGGGAAATGTTTTCTTTTATTTGTTTCTTTCCTCTTACATCTGTGCCCCTGATTGTGCCTCTATCTGTGCCCTCAACTTCGGCAGAATCTTCGGAATCACCTTTATTTAAAGGAGTTTCGGGATTGTTAATCTGTGCCCTAGACTGTGCCTTTTGGTGTGCCCCTTGTTTAGGGTGTGCCCTAGAGCGTGCCCCATCTTTGCCCTTAATCGTGCCCCTATCTGTGCCCTTGTTGTCTTGTAGATATGCTGCACAACCTTGTGTATCAGTAACTTGCGAAGTTAAAATCTGTGCCCCTGATTGTGCCCCTATCTGTGCCCTAAAGAGTGCCCCATTCTGTGCCCCTAGTGGGTTTTGATAAGGTAGTATGCAGTGGGAGAGGGGATGCGAACTGTTAACATACACGATGGTTGAGGCTTTAGGGGAGCTGCATTTTGTGATGATTCGCTCCTGTATGAGAACATCGATGGCACAGCGGATAGACTTGACCGAGGTATGGAGCCGATCAGCCAACAGACGTAAGGAGAGCGTAGCAGCGGAAGCCTCATTGTGGGTGGCAGACAGGAGCACGTAGATAAGCACCTGTACCACCACCGGACGATGAAAGTAACGCCACTGCAGCAGCTCTGGAGTAAGAATGTAGCCATCTGTTTTCATTTGCTGTTTCTTTTATTTGGAATATAGAATTTACTATCTTATTTCTTTTCTTCTGCCTCAATAGCCCGGAATATCTTGTAGGCCACCTGAGGGACCCATGCATTGCCGTAGGCCTTTATTGATTCTGCTCGCCATTTAGGGAAAGAAATGGTAAGGCGGTCCACATCAAAGGGAATCCCATCATTTCTTCTACATACAGGGGATTGAGTTGGAAAGTCTTTCCAGAAGTCTTCTTTTTGGAAGATGGAGAAGGTATCATTCCACTGATTGCCAATGCCGTAAGACTTTTTCCCATCTGAGAATTTGGGTTGAAGGTCTTTGTGAACTTTGTTGCTTCTGTGGCGCAAGGAGTCGGCAAGAGTCCTTGTTTTGCGGCAAGAGCCAGGGTTGGTCGTTCTGCAGCACCTGGAGAAGGACTTCTGTTTATTCTTCCACTTCCTTTGTCGGTTGCTGTAGGCGTAGGAAGGAGATCTAGAGGCATGAACTCTGTTTTTCCTTTCATATTGCAGCGTTTCAGCTCCTGTGTCTGCACGGTGGGCAACAATCCAGATGCGTTCTCTTTTGTGTGGTGCTCCGACACTGCAAGCTGGAATATTAAGCGGTTGGACGGAATATCCTGCTGCTTCAAGTTCCTGGCAGATTT